TACAACTTATTGATCTATGTCTTGCGGAAACAACTACAACGGATGGGGTGGAGGATGCGGGTGTGCAAACACCGTTCAGTATGCTCCCCCGGCTTGCAATCCCAACTTCCCAACTTATTGCACCGCACTTAACGATGGGAATATTGTTCGTCTCGTTGGTGAGGATTCCGCTTTTTGCAAGTACACAGTTCCTACTTTTAAAGCAACGGATTCAAACACCCAAGCTCAAAGCATTCTAACCTACAATAAAGTTGGAAATGTTTCTTGGGGGGATGGTTCTTCAAACAAGCCAATTTATATTGCTCCTCCAGACAACACGGCAACGGGTCAAGCACTTCAATCTCCTACTTTTAGTGATGTTCCCTATGCTGGTGTTAGTTTGCAAGCAACAACTGGTGCTGGTCAATTGGTGGAATTTGCACCCGCATCAAGCCTTTCATCTAAATCCCAATTCCCGGTAGTTGCTCCAAATAAAAGCACGACTACTTGGGGAACCATTGACAACATTATCCCGAATGATGGTGTTGTTTATAGGTCTAGCGGAACGGTTGCAGAAGCATCACTTGGAACTAACGGTCAAGTTTTGACAATGGTTAGCGGGGTTCCCGCATTTTCTACCCCATTGGCTCCAGCATTTATTGATGCTCAATCAATTAAATTGGTTTACAATACTGTTAATAGTATTCTTGTTTCTTTTGGTGAATTGGTTCTGACTAATTTCTCCACGGGAGCGCAAATCTTCAAAGATGGAAGTGCTTCTACTTATACATTAACGATTAATACGGGCACGGGGCCGGGATCAATGGATATTGCAGGAACAACGGCAAGTAACTATTATTATGTTTATGCCATTTACAATTCCGCAACTTCTACATTCAGCGTTGTTGGATCAAGTCAAAGCACTTCGCCAAATACAACAAATCTTGGCGGGTATGGAACAACAAACCAAACGGGTTATTACAGGATGATTGGTGTTTTCTATAGCGGATACAACAATCAAATCTCTTCTTACTACATCCAAAACGGAAGGAATGTTTATTTTGGGTTGACTGATCAACCTCAAATTCTTCCTAGCACGGGAAGTACGCAGATTTATTTTGGTGGAGCAGTTACTGGATTGCCTGTTGCTTCTGTTGCCGACAAAGCAAATTTGCTTTTGTCTGCTACTGTTCAACCAGCAAGTCAATTTGTTTCTTGTGTTATATCTCAAGCATATTCAAATGGAACAACTCACTATTGGGTTCCATACAACTATGAAGTTTATGGATCATGTTCTATTGCTGGAATAGTTTCTCAAAGTTCTGTATATGCAAATTTTGATATGCCAATTGTTTCTGGTGCTGGATACAATATCAACCTTGCGGTTGCACAAACAGGAGCAACTAATCAAGGAATTTCATTAACTGTTGCTGGTTGCACTTTAAGAGCATTCTAATTCATGGCACAGGATGGAAGAGTTTACGATGGCTCTACTGTAACGATTGGAATGGATGCGGAAACGCATCCTTCAATCTTGCCAGCAGAATATGTCTCGTCTTGCGTAAACAGATCCTTTCGCCAAGGCATTAATTCTACTCGTCCTCCGTTTACGGAGATTCCAATTACGCCAGCATATGGGCAAGACCCATCAATACTTTCTGATTTCCAAACTGGAAACTTCCAGGGAGCCTGGCCCTACAAAGCAATAAAGACAGGATCAGCGGATGGGTTTGTTGTATCGGTTGCTGGAACTATTTATTTCCTTTCCATTGTCAACAATATTGGAACGCTTTACAAATTGATTGGCGGCAATGATCCGACCATGATGCACACTTGGTTTGTTCAAGCGGAAGATTGGATGTACATTCAAAATGGATACCAAGATCCTATTGCATGGTCTGGAGATATTTCTGGAACACCAACCAACCTTCAAGCACAAGGGGATGGATTAACAACGATTGCATTGACTTGGACTGACAATGCACCGGGAGCAAAAACCAATCAAATACAATGCCAATACAACGGTAGCGTATTTTTTGATGTGGCATCCGTACCATACAATCAAACCCGTTATAATTTCAGCGCATCTTCATCCACTCAATCATACGCATTCCAAGTCCGTAGCGTATATCCAGATGGATCGTTTACTCCTTGGTCAAACATTGCTAATACTTCAGCGGCAACCGAAACCATTACAGCGGAACAAAATAACACGGTATACAGGCTCAATCCCGTGAAGCAACAGATGCCGATTGGTACAATCATGGCATATGCATATGGTCGAGTAGCTGTAAGTGATGCTAACAACAACATTTATGTTTCCGACATCATTTACGGAAACGGATTTACAACCACATCCAATACCCAAAACTTCACAGAACAAACCTATTGGGCCGAGGGAGGATCATTTACTCCTCCTGCCAACCTTGGATTGATTACCGGGATGAGGGTGATGCCTTCACTCAATATCAATGTGCGTGGACAGGGTGAACTTGTGGTCTTTTGTGAGAATGGATCATTCACGCTTGATCTCTCCCAAGACAGGACAACTTGGCAAGCGAACAATATCCAAAAAGTATCCCTAATCGGAAGAGGTTGCCGGTCACCCTGGAGTATTTGTGGAGTAAACAACGATGTCTATTTCCGTTCTGATGATGGATGGGCTTTTTATAACAATGCTCAAGTAGATTTCTATGAGGCTTTGTCATTCCGTAAAATCTCCCGTGAGGTTCAGCCTTGGGTTAATTATGATACCCCTTGGATGAGGCAATTTGAGTCAGCAATGTTCTTTGACAATAGGCTGATTGCTACGGTTTCCCCATTCACGGTTGCCAACGCTAATCCAAATTACGGGCTTCATCGTCCTAGCAGGGCAATGATTGTTCTGGATGTGGAGCAAGAAAGCAGGATCTCGCCAGATGCTTCCATGCCTACTCGCTGGAATGGTCTTTGGGAGGGGCCGCAACCCACACAGCTTGCTACTGCTCAAATCAATGGGGTACAGCGTGGATTTGCTTTCTCGTTTGATGCTGATGGCGTGAACAGGATTTACGAGCTTGCCAATAGCAGTTCACTCCTCACAGGAGTTGATGATTACTCTGTCCAATATGGTAGCGTTCCAATTGGATCATATTTTATTACCAAGCGTTTTGACTTTGTTCCAAACCCCGGAGCATCAAAGTTTGTTCGCAAACAACTTGCTGGTGGAGAAGTCTGGATTTCAAACTTAAAGGAAGCGGTTACTGTCTCTTGCGAGTATAGGCCAGATTCTTATCCTTGCTTCACCACGCTTTCTAAACCAATCACGGTTGGATTGGATGAATGTACACCCGTGACATATGGATGCGTTCCTGCTGTATCACAGCCCCGCTATCAGCAACTTAAATTCCCTTCTCCAGACATCAATGAGTGTGAAACTTTTGCACAGAACTCAAATCAAGAAGGAGCAGAGTTTCAATTGAAGATTGATATTCAAGGTTCGTGCATTGTCGATAGGGTAAGGCTTTCTGGCATATTCAATGACTCTCTGGATCTTCCACAGGGAGATTGCCCGGATACTTTCTATAATGATCCAACTCCAATCCAATGTTCCTGCCAACCCGATCTTGATTACTATCGAATTGTTCCGTTGCCTACAGCAATTTATTCTGTTGCTGGTTAAAAGTATTGCTTCAAATCAAAAACAACTCTATAACTTAACCAATTATGCAGAATCAGAGTTCACCAGCCCAACTATTGTTTCCAGTAGTGCCAGCTAACTATTGTCCAGAGGGCAAGTGGAGTGACATTCTGAACAGCTTTATTCAGCTTTATCTGAACAATGGTACTGTAAATATCCCGGGTCTTGGTCTGGTTACGCCTCAACAGATCCAGACGATCAACCAGAATATCCAGAATCTCCAGAACGAATACAATGCCTTGGCGGTAAATGTCCAGAGTGGAACAATTTTATCTCCCACGGCTGGCTTAAATATTGTGACTTTTGGAACGGCAATGCCAAATACAAATTACATTATTACAGCTTATTTTGTGAGCGCATCAGGAACTACAACGCCTCCCGCTAATTCATGGTCTATTATTGATGGTAGCCAAACAACTAATGGCTTCCAAATTGTTCTTCCGACCGTTACATATTACACAAAAGTAAACTGGTCTGTTCAATCTATAGTATCATCTTAACCTCAACATAACCCCAAACTAAACAACCCATATGGCAAAGGACATCAATAGGGCAACACAGCCCAAGCTCCAATCCGAAGGCTTTTCCACCCGTGGAACCGTCAAGGAAAACATGAGCAACAATCCTCGCGGTACGGAGTTCAGCGGCATTTTCTATGCTGGCAAGCTCCAACCCGAACCGACCAGCCCCGGTCGTGGATCTTCCAAGAAATAATATGGCATCTCACGGCGTTCAATACACGGTTGATAAGACCGAGCGTGGGATTGTCTCTGATCATGCAATGCCTCAACCGATGCAAAGCGTTCAGATCAAGGGAGACATTCCTACGATTCGTGCTTACAAGGATGCCCGTACCGCCCGTATCAAAGCCATTGGTGAAGCCAACCAGAGAGTTTACTCTGTAGGTGGCCCCGCCAATGAGACTTCTATGGGCAAGGGATCTCCTTTCCATAGCGATTTCCTCTAGCATATGGCTCTCCCAAAGCTCCCAAAACTTGGGGCTATGAGGGCCAAAATGCTCAAGGCTAAAACATCCCCCTCTATCAAGTTGGGGATGCTAAATGCACAGAACGGCCCCAAGCGTCCAATGACCCGCAATCTCAAGGGTCATCCGATTACCCGTGGCGAAATGATCTAATCTTATGGCATCTGCATCTGGAATCTATTGCTGGAAACACATTGAAAGCGGAAAGCGATATATTGGACAGGCTAAAAATGTCATTAAGAGAATGTCATCTCACAGAACAAGATTGCGTGGAAATTATCACGACAATAAACATTTTCAAAATTCATGGAACAAATATGGAGAAAATGCTTTTGATTTTTGTATAATTGAGCATTGTCCAGAAGAAATGCTTGGATGGAAAGAAGCAGAATGGATTAAACAATACAAATCTTCTGATTTTAATTTTGGTTTTAATTTAACTACTGGAGGGGAAGAACCTAAACATTCTGAAGAAACCAAAAAAGTAATTTCTATTTGTAGTACTGGTAGAAAACATTCAGAAGATGCTTGTAAAAAAATATCTAATGCTAGGAAAGGAATGATGTTTGAAAAAGAGCATATAAAAAATCTATCTGAATCAGCAAAGCAAAAATGGAAACGAATTGATTACCGAATCAAAAATTTGGTTACTCTTGCTGAAACAAGGAAGAAAAGGTATATACTAGAAAAATTTTACTGCGCCTAGTTTTATGCTTTATTCTGTACAAGACATGCTTCAAATACTGCGACCGTATTGCGGTAACAGTGGTACTTGCAATCAAGTATTACAGCTTCAGTATCTTAATAAAGGAAGAAGTCTTCTTTGGAATAAAGTCGATATAGATAGCACTTGCGAGTATGTCTGCATCAAGTGCGTCAACAATGTTCTGACTCTTCCTAGCCTGTACAAGCAAGTAAGGTTGGCATGGATTGATGGAGTTCCTGTATCTCTTGGGAACGAATGGTATCAGAGCATTCCCCAAGACTCATGGGGTGATGCCGCAAGCGGTGGATATGGAAATGGTTGGGGACAGGGATATGCTTGGAACGGAGGAAACAAGAAGTTCATTGAGATTGGTGGAAAGCACATCACCTTCCAGAACTACGATTACGCACCCTATCAACTCGCCATAGAAGCCGAGTCTCCTACTGATGCGGGGGCGCAACTCACCTTTTTTGGCGAAGATGCATACGGAACGAGGATCAGCGAGACGATCACACTTGGCGTTGCTCCCGCATATACTTACTCGACCAACTTTTTCAAGACTGTTTTCCAAGTCACCAAGACCCAAACTACTGGCAGGGTAAGGTTGTATTCTTGGAATCCCGACAACAATGCTTTGATGTTGTTGTCCATTTATCAACCACAGGATGTCAACCCATCCTTTAGGAAGTATGCCATCCAGGGCAGAGTAAGGGATTCGGTGATCCTGTACTGCAAGAAGAATTACCAAGACTTGTTCAATCTGACTGACCAAGTGGAGTTTACGCCAGAGGCAATGATCTCTGCTGTGATGGCGGTTGTCTATCGTGAGAACAAAGGTAGTGACCAGCTTTATGCTATCTCTCTCCAGAATGCAATATTTGAAGTCAACAGGGAAACCGCTGATAGGGAAGAACCTACTGGTAGTACGATTCGCCAGTTCTCAAACAACATGATGCTCAATGCTCTGATCCCGACATATGTGTGGGATGATGGGGCTACATGGCCCTATTGATATGAAAGAGTTATCACAAGTTTCTTCAATGGACAAATTGGAGCTAGAAGTTGGCAATGCACCTCAAGTTGAATGTCCTTTGGAGCATTTTTTTACTCCAGAAATCTATACCAGAAAGATATTTATGCCAGCTGGCACAATTGTGGTTTCGCTTAAACATAAAACAACTCATCCTTTTTTTATACTAAAAGGAAAAGTTGCCGTTTTAAAAATAACATCTGATGGGTCTTTTGAGCGTGAAGCACTATATGTTGCTGGAGATATGGGCATTACTAGACCGGGAACAAAACGCTTTCTTTACAACATTGAAGATACTGTTTGGGTTACTTGTCACTCTAATCCAGAAAATATTGAAGATCCCGATAAAATTGTGATAAAACTTTCAGAACCTAATGAAAACCCGCTAATTGATACATCTAAACCAGAGTTCAGTATGTGGAAAAAAGAAGTAAGTCCAAGTTTAATCCATAAAGAACTTCAACTCGCATGAGATTTTTAATACCATCACAGACATTTGGAGAACATAAGCATCGTCTGATGCCTGTGTATGAAACTTTTGGATTGAGTGCTACTTCTATAGCCGCAATCGGAGCAGTAACTGCCGCCGCTGGAACTGCTGGAAGTCTTGGTATGCAAGCCTATAACGCATCCAAGAAAGCTCCCGGCTCACCAAACTTTAATCAATTTGGTGAAGAAGCAAAAAAATATGTGCCCACTCCTACTGATTATCAAGCGGCACAACTTTCACAAGAGCAAAACATTTTAGGTACTGGATTTCAGCCGACAAGCACGGCTGGATTTGCTCAACAATTTGCCAATCAAGGAACGGCACAACAGATTGCGCTCCAAAACAAAGTAACGCCTGGATCGCAAGCGCAAAGGGAACTTGCTCAAAAGCAAATCAACTCCTACATCCAAGGAGAAGTTCCCGCTGATGTTCAACAGAATATCAATCGCCAAGTAGCACAGAATCTTGGTGGGGGATTCAACCTTTTCTCTGGTGGTGGACAAGCTCCACAGAACTTTGCCCGTAACATTGGTCAGACAAGTCTTGGTCTTTCCCAATACGGATTGAGTGCCGCCCCCACATGGCAACAACTCGCAAATAGCATGGTTGTATCACCAGTTACTGGAGCGCAACTTGGAATGCAAGCCGCCGGGATTGGGAATCAGCAAGTTTATGAAAGGGGACAACTTGGAATGCAAGCATCTGGACTTGGAATGACGGGTGCTGAAAATCAATATCAAGCACAAATGAATCAATATGGATCGCAACAAGCCCAAGGACAAGGAATAGCTCAAGGATTGGCTAGTCTTGGAAGTGCTGGAATCGGATTGATGAATGCCGGCAATATGGCAAATTATTATTCCAATCTTTCTACCCCACAGCAAGGAACTGCGGCATATGGAAATCAATTTGGTTCTGATCAATTGAGTTCTGGCGGTTTTTATGAAACTCCTGCCGCCGTTCAATCGGCATTTGGAAAAGGAGCAATTCCTGCTTATTATTCTGGCGGTGGACAGTCTGGTTACTATAATCAAGGATTTAACGGATAAATCATATGGCAATTGGATATTACAATTTTGGAAACATCCAACAAGGGAATCAAACGGTCGCAAACTCGTTGGCTTCTCTTGGTCAACAGATTTCTGGAGCAATTGAGAATCATGCCCAAACACAAGCGGCTCAAGCAATGCTTCCTTCTTTGCAAAACCAGGTTCAGCAAGGAATGAGCAAAATCGCTAACGGAGATTCTACGGGCCTTGGAGATGTTTATGGAGCGGCAATGAATGCATCTCAAATTCCCATTCTTGCTCCAATGGCTAATCACGCCGTTAACATGGCACAGTCTGCCAACATCAATGCACAGCATATGTTGAGGACGCAAGCAATGCTACAGGGAAGAATGGATTCTTTGGAAAGGACTCACCCAGGAACATATGACGAGAATGGCAATTTTATTCCCGCAACAAAGTCAATGACCCCTTTCCAGCAACAAAGCATTGATCTTAAAAACGCTGGAATCAAGGCCAAACAAGTTGGCTTGTATTCCAACCTTTGGAATGGTCAACCGGCACAAGGACAAACTCCCGCTACCCCCGGTGCTTCAGAAGCCGCCGATAATATTCAAACTGCAATTGAAGAGGATAAGCCAATTTCTCAAGATGATATGAGAAAATTTGCCGGCGCGTATTCCCAATACAAGCAGACTCAAGCCGCTCTTGGAAATGCTGGCATTCCAGATGCAAACTTTGAAAGTGCTTATCAAAGAATTGGAGATCAGTTGTTAAAGGAAAAAACCAAGCTGGGCAATCATATTGCCACATTACCCAAGGGAACTGATTTATCCCACGTTGATGGTCATAATTGGCCCATTATTGGAATTTGGGGAGGAAAGGATGTGAAGACGCAACAGCAAAATCTTGATCAAGCTATAAGGAATTTTTCGGCATTGAAGAATATCGGTCAGCAACAATCTGCTGTTGGCGGCATTCCCGCCGCACAAGCTGGACAAGAAGCTCCCGTGGATGCAAGCCAGATCCAAACTCCTCCAGATGCCGCTACGCCAGCGGCAATGGCAACAGACACAAATCGCCCTCCGCTGACATCTTTCTACCGCTAAAATATGCCATTTGATATCAACGGCGCAAGAAAAGCCGGTTATTCTGATGAGCAGATTTCTGAATTTCTCTCGTCGAACAACCCTAGCTTTGATGTGTCTGGAGCGCAAAAGGCTGGGTACACGCTGGATGATATAGCTGGAACTTTGGCACAACCAAAACAACAGCAAGATACGCAACTTCCCACGCCAGAGCAGACAGGTAAGGTTATTAATCTTCCTCCCATTCCAGAAATCACCCAAGCAAAGCCAATGGGTTTTATGGAACAAGCAGGAAGATTCATGTCTCCATTGCTTGGCCCTACGGAAGCGCAAAAAATTGAAGAAGCTGTTCCTTTTGGTAAAACCGCAACAGGAGAAACCAAGTATGAATACAAGCCATTAGCAAGTCGATTAGAGCAGGAGCAGGGGATTTTTACACCTTTTATTACCACTCCACAACTTCAGTCAACTCCAACAGATACAACCGCTGAAGCAATAGGAAAGGGAGCTTTCAATGTGGGAGCAGGGGTGTTGGGATCTTTTATGAGTCCTGGTGGCGTGCTTCTTGGCGGGGTTCCAAAAGAATTAGAAAGTGCCGCTGAAGGAGTAAAGCAAATTGGCAGGGGGGCGGCTGGATTGTTTGCTGGTCAAATGCTTGGAGCAATTCCTGGCCAAGTGCAGGAAGCAATTAATCCTAATTTGCCATTGCAGGAGAGAATTCAAGGAGGATTGGGTGCTGTTGTTGGATTGGGATTTGGAGGTCTTGCCGCCAAACACGCAATAATGGGAGAAAAACGTCCATCGCCCGAAAATATACCCGGCCCCGCTCCAGAGGTTGCTCCATCTACCGTCCCTGGCGTTGACTCAAAAGAAGCGGCAATTATTTCCAAAGCGGATGATTTGCATGAGGTTCCCTCGCCCCCCAGTGAGGTTACCGGCCCTACGATTAATATCCCTGCCGCAACTTCAGAGGAATTAAACCGCGCAAAGATTTCCGATCTTGTTGCCCAACAACTGGAGCATGAGGAAGGATCGCCAGAGCATACTGCCATTCAGCAACAGATTGATGCTTTACAGAAACCCGCTGAAAAAACTCAATTTCCTGATCTAAATGAATGGACTGAAAATCAGAAGCAATATTTACAGCAATTAGAACAACAGAAACCCGCTGAAGAAATTTCTAATGCTCCTGAAAATGATCTAGATAAACAGCTTCAAGATCTTACTGATGAACAAAATAGGCTTGTCATAGATGAACTACCAAAATATCCGGAAGGAAGCATTGGAAGGAGACAAGTTCAAGACAGAATTGATGCAATACGCTTACAGCAAGTTGATCTTAATAAACAAAGGGAACTTGTAATTTCAGAGGAAACCAAACCCGCTGAAGCCCCTGCTGAAGCAAAACCTAAAGAAGAAAATGCCGTTCAAGTCGAAAAAACAGGAGAAGTGGGCGTTCGCAACGCACCAACCGTGGGCGAAGGAGTGGGCGCAGAAAACAAACCAGAAGTCCCTGCCACAGAAGGTGAAGAAAAGCCCAAAGAAGAAGTAGCTCCAATAACAGAAAACAGCAGAACTACAAATCGTGATTATAGTGGCTACCCAAAAGGAACCCAAGTAGAAATTGTTTCAAGAAGCAAAGATCCTTTATCTACGGATGTAAAAATAAAGTATCCCGATGGCAAAATTGATTCTTTTCCAGAGGCGTGGCTTAAAAAACCAAAGACATCTGCAACAAAGCCAAAAGAAACCCTTCCAAGTCTTGTTAAAACAAGGGGAAGAGATGCAGTAAATGATCTTCTTAATGAGTGGAACGAAGCTGAATTAAGTCCAGATGGTAAATACATTTTAGGTGTTGTTGATCCAAGATCATCAATGAAGCCAGAGCGCATTCCTGTAAGGGAGTTCCTTGATTGGTTGCAAGATAAGGAATCAACATCAAAAGTAGAAGTAGGGCCAGAAGCCGACGCTACTACCCCAACTATTGAGACTACTGGCGAAGGACAGTTATTCCGAGAGGATGCTCTTCCATTTAATCTTGCTGGAGAAGAGTTGCCGCCAGAACCTGAAAAGCCAACTGTAGGCACAGAGGAAGAGCAACAGCTTCCTATGGGCGAAACTCCAAAGCCAACGGAGCCAGAGAAGCCATCAAACCCATACAAGGATCTTCTTAATAAAGTAGTAACCAGCATCAAGACTCATTCAGAATTTGCAAACGAAGCTGAAAAAGTAGCAAAGAAAACGCGCAATAAATTTCTCCAAGAATCGGTAGACAATTACCGGGACGCAATGGAAATCGGAGCGGACATGGAGTCAGAGTTCGAGAAGTTGCTTGCCGATGTTGAGCGTGAAGCCAATTACCATGATCAAGGAATAAAACCATCAGAGCGAGGATTGCCAAAAAGCAGATATAGAAAACCCCAATACTTTGGAGGCAAAAATGGAGATGAAGTAATTCGATATCTTCAAGAGAACAAAATCCTTCCAAAGAAAGCATGGGAAAAGAAAATTCGTGAAAGCGGTAGGCAAGTTACCGGCGGGGAATATGATGATATGCCAGAGATCCCCCAAAAGCATTCCAAGACTCTTTATGGAACTAATGGGGAAGGCCAGGTAATTGATGATGCATTGACAGGATTACATAGTGCCGGCTTGGGATTGAATATAGAAACTGTTCCAGAACTTTGGCAGTACATCAAAGATGCTTCCGATAGTGCATTAAAAGAAGAAAAGGAAACTACGGAACAATCCCGGATTGAAAAGAAAATTGAAACCGAAAGGGAGAAGATGCGGAAGTTGGCTCAAAAAGATCCAGAGAAATACGCTTCCGAAATGGATCAAGACTTGAGGGACTACTTCAATGCTCGCCGTGGAGATACAGGAGGATTCCTTGAATTTCCAGATTCAGTAAAAGAAGCGGCAACCAATTTCGGCAAAGCTATTTATAAGGCTGGAATGACATTTCGTGATTGGTCACGCGAAATGATTTCTCGTCTTGGAAATGGAGTTCGTGATTTCCTGCGACAAATCTGGAATGCGTGGAGTTCAACAGGGAGATCTGGAGGAATTGGTCGAATTCCTGGTGAAGATGAAGCGGCATTGCGCGCAAGAATTGAAAGGGAAAAGTACGGCCCCCCTTCTCCCCAAGAGGCATACGCAAATAAACTTTACGATGCTCTGACAAAAACTCATGGAAGTCCCGCTACGGAAGAGGAACTGTCTCGCGGACTGTCCAGCAAGTTCCCCGGCATTACATCCCGCGAGATTACGGATCTTTACAACAAAGCATCTGGAAAAGCGGAGGCAAGACCATCCGTTACTGCTCCAGAAACGGGCGGCGAGGGTCGCACGACCGGCCTTAAAAGGGCCACAGTTTCACAAGAAAGACTCGCCCGTGGGTTGGAGGAATTAAATCCAGAAGAAAGACCCGGAGCCGAGGAAGCCGTTGCTAATGCCGTTGAAAAAAACAAAGACACAACAGCTTCATCAAACCTTGTTGCAAATATTTTAGAAGGAGGCAAGCGAAACATCAGTCATGATGATGCCGCTTTATTGCTGGCAGAAAGAAATAGGGTTCTTGGAGAACAGGAAAAGTGGCAAAAGATTTATCTTGATGAAAAAACAAATGATGTTGAAAGGGCAAATGCTGAAAACAAATTAAACGAAATAGAATCTCAACTTGATCGACTTGATAAGGCCCAAAAAATTGTTGGCACTCAATGGAGTGATATTGGTCGTTTATATCAACGATTGATTGCTGAAGATAATTCAATTCAAGCAATACAGACAAGGTGGAGAAAGGCCAAGGGGTCTTCTTTGTCTCCAGAAGAAAATATTCAGATTTCCGATCTTTCCAAAAGACTTACAGATTTGCAGAAAAAGTATGAGGAACTCCAAAATAAGATAAACGAAACAAAATCTGATGGCGTAAAGGAGACTTTGGAAAAGACCATAAAGGATTTGGAAGACAAGTTGGCTAAATCACAAAAGGAAAAGAAGCCAACATCTGAAAAACAACCAAAGGAAGGGCCAAAGTATAGCGACAAAATCATCAACAAGATTAGCTCTTTGGCTGAACAGGCTAGGGAAAGAAAAGCCAAAAGAAGAGCAGAAGGACGGTTTATGTCGGGATATGATCCCGCTGAATTTGCTGACGATGTAATAATTGCATCTGAATATATTGCTCATGGAGTAAAAAATGCCGCCGATTTTGCAATAAAGATAAAAAATGAACTTGGCGATGTAACTAAAGAATACATTGATAAGCTATATAAAGCGGCAAATGAAAAAATAAAACAGTTGGATAAGTCCGAATCATCCGATGATGTGAGGGCCAGGGTAAAAGCTGAAGCAGTTGCCGGCGATGAATTGTCCCAAAAAAGCATTTATGATTTAGTGGTAGCGCATCTTCAAGAAGGATTACATGAAGAGAACGAGGTCATGAATGCCGTTCTTGATGATGTAAAAGAAGCATATCCAGAAGCAACAATAAGGGATGTTCGCAGAGCATACACCAATTACGGTAAATATAAATTTCCAAGCAAAGACGAAATCCTTACACGCGCCAGGGAATTGCGAACTCTTTCTAGGCTACAGGAAAGCATTGACCGATTAAATGAAGGATTGAGGCCGCTTAAAACAGGATTACAGCGCGATAAGGCAATTCAAGAAATTAGGGAAAAGCAAAAGCAGTTAAATGATTTACTGGCAAAAGCAAACGAACCTACTCGCGAACAGTTTCTTGCTTCAAGGTCTGATGCTGCAAAAACTAGATTGCGAAATGCAATTGAAGATTTAGACAAGCAGTTGAGGACGGGAGAAAGACCCACTCCAAGGGAAAGAATTGAAGAAGACCCGGAGGTTGAGCAATTGCGTTCCGAAAAAGAGGCAATGCAGAGACTCCGAAATGAGATTGACAGGCAAGAGGCTCCAAAGGATTCGCCAGAGGAAAAGGAAAATGAGCGTTTGCGTAAACTGTATGATAAGCAAATTGCCGATCTTGATGAAAAATTAAGAGGCATTGAAAAGCCAAAGCCAGAAAAGCCAACATTTGAGCAAAGCAGGGAAAATGAACAAAAGATGGCAGAGCGTGATGCAATGCGTGAAAAGCTCAAGGAGATTGAAAAAGAAGAAGCAGATCGAAAAAAACCATCCTCGGAACAAGCGGAAATTGATCGCATTCAAAAAGCAATTGATGATGTCAATGACCGCATTGCAAAAGGTGAAAAAATTGCACCTACTCCCAAAAAAGAACCTTTGACTGAATATGCAAGGAGACTGCGTGAAGATTTGGAAAAAGCGAGAAAGCAATACAAAAGAGTCACAGGCAAAGAACCAAAGACTCCAGAGCAACGCTATAATGAAGCCAGACAAAAAGCCTGGAAGAAGAAAATTGATGAATTAAATGATAGAATAAAAAGAGGTGATTTCAAGGAAGCTCCAAAAAAACCAACCCCAAAATTAAATGAGGAGTCGAGAAAAGTATTCTCGGAACTTGAAAAAACAAAACAAGAGGCAAAAGAAGCTGAACAAAAGTTAGCTTTTGAAAACAGGACTCCTGTACAGAAATTGATAGATAGGGTTATTAAGGCTCCGTGGCATTTCCTAACCGCAATAAAGGTTTTGGGGCATGGAACGGTAGGAATGCTTACTCATGCTGGAGGTGTGCTGTGGAGGCCGACAAGGGCTTTGATATATTGGAAAAATTTCCTGCGCCAATTCCCTTTGTGGTTAAGTCCAAAGTATCATGAGAAGATTATTTATGATTTGATTCACGACAAGGATTTCCAAAAATGGAAAGATGCCGGCGCAAGTATTGACCCAAGGGAAGAGTATACAGATTATGGAATGTATGCCAAATGGATGGGTAAATTTGCGGCTGGAGGCAAGCGTGGATTCGATGCTCTAAACCTTGTGCGACTTGAATTAAACAAAAAAGATTGGGAGAATGTTTCGGATGATATAAAGGCCAATCCAGAACAAGCTGAAGAAACCAGAAAATATATTGCCGCATTAAACAATAAAGCAACTGGGGCATTGCCAAAGGGATATTCGGCTGGAAGACAAATAGCTAGAAACCCATTGATGGATTGGCTTTTCTTTGCCCCAAAATTATACGCAACCAGATTTTCGCGTGTTTTGTTTGATCCTGTTAGAACTATCAAAACATTTGGTGATTGGTCAAATTCCACACCAGCAGAAAAATACATTGCTACCAAGAGATTGAAAAATGCCGGTGAGTTTGCGGCTACATACATTGGGGCATTAATGATAAACCAGGCTATTTTGAGTGCTACCGGAAGCAAGCAACAGGTTAACTTTACCGATCCTTCAAAAACCGATTGGTTAAAAATGAAGATTGGGAATAAAGTTGTGATGGCAGATGGTGGATTGCTTGATCCAATTAGGCTTATTGGTCGTATCGTGTATGGAGATTTGATTAAACCGAGAACGGAAAGGGAGGTTTACTTGAAGGGGAATCGTTACCAGCAAGCCATGAAAGACTTAACGGAGTATGTCAGAGGAAAAATGAACCCAACATTGGGCATAATTACTGATGTATCTACTGGAACTGATTTTCAAGGAAGACCATTGCCTGGGCCGTTGGCAAGGGGAGAAAAGGCGAAATATGCCGATCAGCCTCAATACACATGGAAAGAATGGTTGCTGGAGCAGGGGCCGATTCCTTTGTCTGGAGCGACAAAAGATGTATATGAATCCATGAGAGAAAAAGGATTAAGTGATGTACAGGCTCAAGACATATTAAAGGGCGCGGCTTTGACTGCCGTTGGAATGACCGGGGCACACGCACAAGAAGATTACTCCCTATTGCCAAAAACACCTCCAAAATTAAGAAATAAAGGAGCATCATCAAATCCTTTTGGATCTACTGACAGTTCAACCAAGTCACAAAGGAACCCATTTGGAAGTTTTTAACTCTTGCCTTACTTGCCGGTTTCCGAAAGGATTGCCGCTTAACCAACCACGCCATGAGCAAAAAATACATCCTGCCTCCTTCCCTTAAATATCCCTTTGAGCAGTCAGAGTTCCCCGGTGATCTGAATCTACGAGAGATTCGTGAACAGGGAGAGAAGAACAAGTTGCCAGAGGTTAGCTTTTATCAAGCTATCGTTATCTCCCTTCTGGAGCAGAGGAACTACTTTGTTGTCGAAACCCTCCGCTATGCCAAGCAGTATGGTCAACTTCCTCCGCAACAGGAGGAGACTCCAGAACCAGAAGAGAAGAAGGACTTCCCTACGCTGACGCTAATCCACCGTTTCCATAAGAAGTACGAGTAAGTCGTGGCTACATATCTCAACCTCGGAAGGTACGGAGATGTATGCTCATTCCTTCCTGTTCTCCAAAATGAGTACAACGAGACAGGCACAAAGCCTAGTCTGATCATATCCAAGGACTACGCTGACATTCTGGATGGAGTCAGCTATGTGGAACCAATTGTCTACGATGGCCCTTTTGAAGACATTGCTGGAGCATTGGATTATGCCAAGACGCTAGGGCATACAGTAACCACAACCCAAGTTGTCGGGATTACGGATGTTGTGGTAAGCCAAGTCTATGGGAACCATCATGGCCCTGCCATTATCTGTGACTCTTTCCAACAAGATGCTTGGAGGTTGGCTAACAAGCTGGATCTATGGCCCCGCCAATTGCCTTTGGTATTCGATAGACGGGACAAGAAAAGGGAAAAGAGACTGTACAGGGGCATTCCAAAGACAAAGCCTTGGATCGTTGTTTCCTCCGGGGGAAACTCCTCACCATTTCCATACAATGATTTGCTATGGGAGATCCTAAAGAACTGCCTTCCAGAGTTCCACATCATTGACCTAGCTGAAATCAAAGCTGAAAAGTTCTATGATATTTTAGGTATCATGGATCACCCCAACACGGCGCATCTCATCCTCACCGATAGCGGCCCTATACACCTCGCATACGCCACTACAAAGCCTGTTCATGCAATCGTGACAGATAGACCATCTCTGTGGCATGGGACGGCTTGGAGACCATTCTACGCTTCCTATACCCGGTACAGGAACTTCCCAAGGGATGTGACTCGGATCTTGGATCTGATCCGTAACCCTAGACCAAAGGCAACGCTACCGAATATCGTCCATGTTTATCAGAGGATGCCTTGGGCTACAGGGGATGAGAAGCGGCGCAATGCCTTGGCTGAAGAGACTTGGAAGGGAATCGGATGGGTGGATCTTGGGTTGGATGACAACTGTTTCGTAAGAAGTTCCGCTGAAGTTATACCAGATGAGAAGCGTAGGATACCCATGATCAAGGATATGCTCCGATTGGCTTGCCTTGGCAGGGATGATACGGATGTCTTGGTGATGACCAATACCGATACTTGTGTAGCCTCTAACTTTATCCAGAGGCTAGAGGGAACCTTGCCAGCATATGCATATCGTCATGACTTTAAGAGGCTGGATGAACCGCTTTCCTATGATCGCATTAGTGCAGGAGCAAAGTATGCAGGGTGTGATCTGTTCGCTATGAGGGTGGGATGGTGGAGAAGAAACCATCACCTTTTCCCCGATATGGTATTGGGTAGAGAAACATGGGATAAAATACTGCGTGAACTTATGAAGTTATCGGGAGGCAGAGAATTAGAAAATTGTATTTTCCACGAAATACATCCTTCATTTTGGGAAAATCCTCATAACCTAAACAGAGATCCTTCCAATTTGCGTAATAGATTGCTTGCAAGAAACTGGCTAATTGAAAGGAATATGCCTTTACAAGAATTAGAGTTTACAAATTATGAAGGCAAGTTCAAGAAACCATCTTTTAAATAGTTTGTGGCCCGTGATTACAGCACCATAGACCATCTTTGCCATAACCATTCTTTCGGGAGCATTGCCAACTCGTTTTGGCTTTCTCGTCAACGACTACCCAACCGCATAGTGCCGGGTCATATGCTGATCCCTTGGGGTACTTCTCGGTGACTCCGTAGCGATATTTCTTTAATGCCGTTAATGTTTTAGGTTGCTTAATCATTTTCGTGTTCCTGTTCTTGGATTGGTTGCTCTAGTGGGATAACTTCTGGAGTTACGGGAACGATTTGGGGAATAGCGGTTACCTGGTAGTAGGCTCCGCAATCCCTGCCATCTGTTGCCGATAGGTTAGAGACGTAGATGGTCTGTGTCTGGATAGGAGTCGTGTATAACGCTCCTGCTGTGATGATTGAGTATAGTGGGTTCATTTCCGTTTGTTTGGGTTAAAGCTAGACATATGCCATCCTCCTTTACACTCGTCGCATTGGTATGCCCGGAGGAAACTGGTGTTGGAATTGCCGTTCTTGAGTAAGTGGTTGATAGCTTGGTTACACTTGGCTTGAGATGGATAGACACTCTTGCCGCAAATGCCTTTCTTGGGCTTCTCTCGGCCTTCTACAAGGCCCATTTCGATAGCTTCCCTCTTGTTTATCGGAGGAAGATCGGGAGTCTCTAACCCGATTTCTTTTAGTATGTCATCAATTGGTGATTTCATTTTCTTTTGAATCCCTTTTTGCTGTAGTGCCAATCAGCCTGTTCAAAGTACTCGCACTTGTCTTGTCCCTGTTCTGGCTTAAAGTCTGCATATGATTGGTATTGTGATGTAGGGGCTAGATACCTCCAGCACTGCATATGAGAGGGACAATCTGTGTTATCGCATTTACTGATATCGGTCATTGGTTTATTTCCTTTTTGAGTTTAGATAGATCCTTCGATGTATTCCTAGCGTCTTGTGGCGTTTCCCATGCCATCATAGCGTCACAGATTGCTACTGCTCTGGTGAGTTGCCCTTCGATCTTCCTGCACAGATCATGGGCATCTCTTGTGTCTTCCCAATGCGGGTTTTCAATCCAGTTGTGGCGTAACGCTTCCCCGAATTTATCTGACTGTGGTGTGTCGCTCATTTGAGTTGAACCTTTTTGTTTCTGGCAAACCATGCCGTCAACGGCGTTCGTCGGTCTTTTTTTTCTGATAAAGCCTCCCATAATTTATCAATCTCCTCACGGAGCCTTGCGACCTCGTTGTCTTGCTGTTTATCCTTTGCATGGACATTCCCCTCATGGGTGACTTTTGATGCAGGATCTAAACTGACAGGTTCGTTACAATCGCAATGGCTGAATTTGTGCGTGGTGTTATGGCAAGTCGGATTAGTTGGTTCCTCTGGCGTTGGGGAGAGTCGGACTCCCTTTTTGAGAAAGTTGTAAAGTTCGCGCTGGGCCTGTGCGCGAACCGTTTCATCCCAGTGCTGGAGATCGACAGCCGCGCAATGGAGAATCTCGCGGAGCTTTGTGTTCTCCTCGCGCTCGCGGCAAAGTTCGGTGCGAGAGTGAGACCCATCTGGGTGACGGTTGGTTCCGCATAAAAATGTGGTTCCGTCTGTGAGTGTTGCAAATTCAGCACCGCAGTTGGGGCATTTGTTTGTGTCGGGGTTCATTTTCTTATTGAATTCGGTGTTGATGTTTTTATTGATTGTGGGGCTTGTTGGCTTCCTCGCGGAAATAATTGGCGATGCCTTCATCCCAGTTTTCGGAAACGGAATCGCATAGCCTTTCCAAAAGCTCACGGAGCCTTTCGACCTCGTTGGATTTTCTTTGTGCGGATTCTGACGCTTCTTGGGCTACAATATAAAGACGATCGGTCTCTGCTTGGAGCCTTGCGACCTCGTTGGTTTTCTCTGGTGATTGGGCTAAATCCCTCCATTGCTTGATAGTGATCCCATCGCTGGCCTCTTGGACTCCATAATAATTGACATATAAAGACCCATCGTTTCTTTGATCAAAACGTAAAATGCATTGTTCGGGCCAGTTCTCTGGAATTCCGTTGGCGATTTTTAAAAATGGTTTTAATGCCTCACGGAGCCTTGCGACCTCTTTCTCGGCGAGTTGCTTTCTGTGCTCAACGCAAGCGTCGAGGAGTTGATTGCTGAACTCGGTAATGCTGTTGTTGGGGTTCATTTTGTTTTTCCTTTCGGTTCCTCGTCTTTTTGAATCGTGACCTTGAATCCCACATTTCCAGCAACGTGAAACGCAATCACTCCTTCTGGATTCATGTATCCTTTTACGGCTTGGCTCCCCTCGATCTTTAGCCGCTCAATCTGCTTGTTCGCCTCGTTGAAGTCTCCGACTCCAAGAATCGGAACAAGGCCACAGCAAGCAGGAAGAACGTCTTGGTATTTCTCAATGCGAGGGTCAGCGGTAGGCATCCTTTGCGGGGCACTTCCCTCCAAGCACCAACGCTGTACGTTAAATAGGGAGAAGAATTTCTCTCCCTGCGTGTATCCATAGCCACGCTGAATGCCACTTCCCCACCACTCTCCGAAGTGGGAGCCTACGCCTAGCTCCATCAGGGAGTCTTTATGGGCGTATGCCCACTTAGCGAATCCGTGGTTGTCGTCCTCTGGCGTGATCCAACGTGTGCGAGATCCGACGAGGAATTGACCATCCTCGGTGATCTTGATTTGTGCGTTGGTGCCGTCGATTTTCTCTGTGACGATCACCTGACGGTTGAGTCGAGCGATCTTGGGGAATCCCGTGAAGGGTGTGGTGTCGGGGTTCATTTCATTTCCTCCATGTTTTCCAATGCCGTTGCACAAATCTCATGGATCTTCAGAGATTTCCCAAGGCTATTGAACTCCATAACTTTTTTGATCACTTCCTCAAGATAGATGATCTTGAGTTGTAGTTCTGATTCTAATTCTGTTTGCGTATCTTCACTCATTTGTTTCGGTTGTTGTATTGTTGCTGAACATGGCTAGGACAATCCTTAAAGGGTGTATCCAGAAATTGGGCTGGATAACCCTGCTCAATCATCCATTCTCTGAATGCCTGTGCATCCGTATTCGATATAGGTGTATTGAATACTGGTCTTTGTGGTCTTTGACTCAATGCCGCATAGTCCATTCCCTCGTCCTCGTACCGGGCTTGATTGATCCATGTGGAAGGATGAGGAATAAACTTGCCCTGTTCTCTTTGCCAATCTGGAGAGGCAATAGCCTTCCGTAGTGCCGCCAGGATGTCCTCAAGTTGAGGTAGGTTGTTCTTGGCCCATGCCGCCCTTGCCGCCCCCTTCCCTGTCTTGCGTGGATAAGCCTTCCAGAACACATCAAAAGCCTCTCCAATGGCTTTCAGATTGCGTCTAGGCTTTTTTCCTGCTGGTTCGTATGCCCTGCCACAGCAGGGGCAAGTGTCATCAGAATTGCTCATAGACCCACTCCTTTTTCTTATACTGAACAGCAGTAAATATAAACCAAGGATGCATTTCAGCGGCTACTTTAATTTTTATTCTACCTGCTTGATGCCAAAACCCCTTAATTTCTATAAACTCAATAGATCCATCTTTATGAATTAATAGAAAATCAGGAGTATAGGTTGTTAATTTTGCCAGCTTCAATGCCATAGCCTCAAACTGGTAGTGATGGATCTCTCCTGCTTTCTTTCGTTCCTCTAGCAAAGCGGCGTAGGCTTGCTCTGTCTTGTTCATCTTACCCGCCACTCGCCGGGTAGTGTTTCCTTTGGCCCTAAAGTGTCTCATCGTATGCAGATTTCTTGCACTTGAAGATGCCTTCAAGGTCTGGTTCCTGTCTCATGATCAAACGACTATATGCCGCACGAAAATCATTGGAGAGTCGGTATTCCTCCTCGGATTCCGTGGTCATGTAGTAGTTCCAGCGGAGAACTTCGTAAAGCATTCCGATACCAACTACGGCATCTGGTCTACGCTCCCGAAACTTCCTAGCTAGGTTGACTAGGTTTTTGTAAACATGGGGATTGTTGGCATGAAAGCGGTCAAACCGGGATGCCATATCGTCCAAGGGATTCTCCTCAATAGGGGAGAAGTCAAAGTCGAATTGATCACTCATTGTTTCGGGAAGTTAATTTGACTTTTGTTGTTTGAGTAGCAGTCGAGGTTGGAAAAAGTCCTCTGAACCGATCTCCTTCCTGCATCGAATGCCGCCATGATCCGCTCCTCTAGTGAAGGAATACGATTATTCTCCCCAAGGAATCGGATGTGTTCACCATTGATGTATTCATGTGCTTCTTTAGAGTAGTTCATACGAGTCCATTTTCAATTGCCGCCCGATCCATGAAGGTTGAGAAAAGGTAAGTGAACCTATTCTGATCCAGCTTTCCTGCTTCTGTTTTAGACATAGCTTTCGCTTCTGCCTCGGCATCTGGAATGAGTTTGTTGCGTTCAGCAATGTACTCACAGTTGTGCCAGACAGGAACCTCCTGCTGGAATGCGACTTCCAGACAGGAGCAATACCTTGGAACCATCATTTGTGAAGAGAAATAATGGTGATGAGAGTGATGACTCCCAGGATGATTCCAATGAATACAATCCGGGCAATCGTCAGCAGATCCTCAATCCTTTCTTTAAGCTCAAGAATCTCTGTGTGGTGATGGCGAACAGTCTCAAGGAGGTGGGTTGACTCCCTGTTTTGGAAGTCAAGTCCAGCCTCCAATTGAAGTACTTTTTCCTCAATAGGAGTAGGTGCTACTTTTTTTGTGCGCGGTTTTCTGGTTGTGGTCATGTGGTGCGTGGTTGCTGGTTGGGTTGTGGTTAGAATGGGATCTCGTCCTCATCATCTTCCTGTACAACAGGCTTCGGACGATTCTTGAATGCGGGTGCGGGTTTGATATTGTCGGCAAAGCTCCTTGTGGTCTTCACCTTGTAGTTTCCCAATATCGGAGCCTTCTTGCCGGCATCTCTGGATGCCTTGGAAAGACTCTGCTTAATAACTCCATCATTCCCGTACTGATCGGGAACCTCTGTTCCTGTTTCATCGGTGTTTGGAAACATGACAATGTCCAAATACTTTGCGGTTTTTCCCTGGTACAGTTCCTCTTTGAGGATCTTCGTTACATCTATTTTTCCTGTTATCATACTTTTTTGTTGCTTTTATGTTGTTGTTACTGGTTCCCCTCCCTCACCTATGAAACCTTCAACGGTGAGGTAGCGGAACAGATTCTGTACTTCTTGTGGCTTGACGCGCCGATTGTCGGCTGGTGTTGCCATGAAGCTACCTTCTCTCCAAATGACGACCCATTCGCGCCGTTTGAATTGAATGTAAAGTGCCCGGTCATAATTGTCATTTGTCACGCTTGATGCCTGGTTCGCCTTCGGATGTTTCGATGAGCCAGCCAAGTGCCTCGTCGAGTTTAGCCTTTGCATCCCGGCCCTTTGTGCCTGTTGCCTTTGCAACTGCTTTTTCCAATGCCGTGACGCTGATCTTTGCACAAGATAAGATAGCATCTGATGACAGAGTACCAGAAAGTGCAGATATAGCGGCGTTCGTATCGGAAACACTTCTGGATGTTCGCCCTTTTGACAGGGACAGTCCAGCAATTTGCGCCCCTGCAATAAGCCTTGTCTTGAGTTCCTTTCGGATCTCGGCAATGAAGTCCTCAACTACCTCGGCCTTGGCATCCAAGGAGGCTAATTCCTCATTTGAAAGCGTCGATACGGAAACGCTGGAGGCTATCTGAAGCGTTGTTGTAGCGGCTTGTTGGTTGCCATAAGCCTCTGGACAAATGCTTTTAGCACGACACCATTTGCAAGCATCTGGACTAGGAGTTCTTGGAGCGTCAGGAAATGATGAAGTATGAACGATGCCAAGGATTTCCTTTTCAGCCTGTGCTAACTCATCCTCATTGTACTCGGCAATCGTCTTGGCTCCTGCCATTGGCTGAATGATCGCAACATAGATGGTCTTGAGTTGGGGAAATGCCTTCTTGACCAAGACCGCATATGCTCGGAGTTGGTAATTTTCAGCGGCATTGCTCTGTGCGTTTCGACCTGTCTTGTAATCGGTGATGAGTGCTGTCTCCTCACCAAAGAAGTCGATCCTGTCAATCGCTCCAGAGAATAGATTTTCTTTGAAGAGTTCGTCGTAATACCAATACCTTTCCTCGACGATCTCCTTGGTGCGTTCACCAAGATCCAGTTGAGCAATTAACTCATTGAATTGAGATAAACATCTTGTGGCGATTTCTTGCCCCTCTTCGGTGAGAGAATCGTACTTCTTGGTTCCCGCTAGGACGGCATGAATATCCGTTCCCAACTGCATATACTTATTCTCCTCCTGTGGAGGTAGCGTGGACTCTAGGTTCCAGCTACCGGGGCATAGGGCAAGTCGAGAGATGCCGCTACAGGAGGGCTTTCCGTTGCGTTCGTCAGTCATTTTTTTTGAGCAGTTTTTGTGCAAGATTCAAGAAATCTTTGAATAAAGTTCTTTCCTTCAATCATCTTGCAGTAATTATTCCTTTTTCTTTCTTCTTCAGTTTTTTTAATTAGATCAAATGAGTGTTTGTAAAATTCTAATTCCTTTTTTGCTTTAATTGTTTTCTCCTCATAATCATTCAGTTTATTGATTGTTACTCTCATCCAATGCTGAAAAAACCTTGAAGGAAGTTCGTTATGGATTTGCATGAGAATTGATACCAACTCTCTATGAGTTATGTTTTTAATCATATTAGAGTGCTGGTTTGAATGATTTGACTTGCTCCCAATTCTTGATGAGTCGAGTGATTACCTTTTCGGGTATGTCGAAAATATAGATGTTCCGATCCGTAATGATCTTTTTCGCATACAGGAAATGAAGAACATGATCGTCGGAGATGTTGTCCGTAGTCATCATGCTAACCAGTAAATCAACAGGAGTCTGTGGAAGCTCTTTGGTAGCCTCTGGAGCCTCCTGTGGCTCGGTTTCTTCCACCAACTCGGCAACGATAGGGGTTGCTTCTTCAGCCTTGATTACAGGCTTTTCTATACGAACTGGCTTGGTATCAAAATCCTGTACTTCCTCGGCAAGATACACTCCATTTAGGCAAGCGGGGTACAGGGCGCGAACCAGTTCAGCAACGCAACGGGCTGAAAGCATAGCACAAGGATATGTCTTCCAGTTCTGTTTGCCGGTGAGGCCGGCGGCGTTTGCCCTGTCCATAGTCCAGGTCACTTGGAGAGTTCCTCCCGCTGGATGCTTTCCTTCCAGAATGCATTCCTTGTCCGTTCGTTTGATCCATTGGATGGTTCCTCCTGCTTGCTGGAACCGGGCGAGACAGGCTTGTGACTTCAAGGCCGGTCGGCCTTGGATCACATCGTATTCAGCACAAATTGATGCGAATGGTTTGTTCTCGGAGACTGCAAGGAGTCCCAGGGCGAGTGCCTGTTCTGGACTCTTCATACCGAAAAGTCCTGATTTTGCGATGGCAAGTGCCATGCGCTCCATTTCCCCCATAGAGGGTTGACTAACAGCTAGGGTATTAGTATTGGTGTTCATGTATTGTGGTTGCGTGGTTGCTCTGCAATGTCGGGCGGGAGTTGTTCATGGCTCCCGCCCGATCCTTTTTAACTCCTTATTTCTTCTTTGCGCCCTTGTTCATCATTGAACTAGCGGACTTCATCTTGGTTGCTTTTGCGGCGGGTTTTGCCTTCTCCATCTTGGGCATTTTGCCCTTGGTCATCATCTTCTTCATTTTCTTTTGGTTTTGGTTTTGGGTTTGCGGCCCTTGGTTTCTGGTTTTTCCTTCTTCTGTTTTTTGACAGGAGAAATTTCTTCTTCTACTGGTGCGGTCTGGTTCAGCTTCTTGCGAATCAGTTCTTTTAGAGCGTCGAGCATTACTCGGAAGCGTGAGGAGTCGGTGCTACTGGTTTTGGAGCCTCGTCCTTGTGGATGAGGGCATGAACCTCAAGAAGAAGTTCTTGTGAGATGTGACCAAGTTTGTTGGCAATCTCTTGAGCAATGTTGTTGAGTTCGGCTAGTGTCATTGTTGGTGTTTGGTTGTGGTTTACTTGCACTTCCAAGCCCGGAGGGACTTATTAATGCGAGAGTTTGGGTCTCTAGCGGTTTTTGCGCTAGTGAGTTTAGAACGCATCCCTTTCATCCTGGCGCAAAAAGAAGATTTGCGACCGGCCTCGGCCTTGGTCTTGGGATTAGGTGCGGGAGGCTTCAAGTGTCCCCCATGAGCTTTATTGTAGGAAGCCCTGCCAGCGGCATTTAAGCCTCCCTTTGGGTTCTGTCCTGCCTTTGTCTGCCATTTTTCGGATGCCATATTATTTCTTTTTAGCGGTTTTCTTTGATTCTCTAAAAGCCTTTGCTGTTGGTGCGCCCTTTGAGCCAGGCTTCCTCATGCGCTCCCCGCTACCGGCGGCAATGCGCTTTTGTTTTGCATGAATGTTGGAATAAAGACCGGGGTTAGTCATAAGGTACAAATTGCGAGGGTGATTAGAGTGAGTGCTAGTATAAAAGCCGCAACAAATCTCGGACTCATTGCGGGAGGGATTCTAGGTGACTCTTAAACAGGCGAACAGCATATTTTGAGAGAGACACATCTGCTTGTTTCGCGGCGGCGGTGAGGCGAACTTTCAATTCGGTTGGGATGTAAAGGCCCAGGTAGCCGTTGGACTTGGATTGGAGTGATTCGGTTGTGGTTGTGGTTGATTCAGTCATAGGTTTGAGCGGGTAGTTTTTAGGAGTTTGTGGATTCTGTCAAATTCTTTTTGACAGGGTAAACAGTTTTTTTGAAGCGAGGATAAGGGAAAAGCCGGTTTCGGTGCTTCAGTTGATTGAGGAACGCGAACCAAAACAGGCATGGCTTGTGACCAGGCGCGTTTGCGGCGGTGTATGCGGCGAGTGATTTCATAAGAACCAGTCCTCCACTTGGTCTACATCCACTTCTCTCCCGCACTTTGGACATTCCTCTGGCTCGGTGTATGCCCCGTGGCCCTGTATGGCATCCTCAAAGGCTCCATGCATCCCCCTGTGAGGTTGAGCCGGGTAGTAACGGATCTCAAACTCATGTTCGCATTCGCAATCTCGGCAAGTGTAGTATAATATCATTGTTTTGGTTGGTTATTTATTCTGAAAGAAGTTTAAAAGCGGTTGCCGCCACAAGAGGTACTTGGGAGTTTCCAACGGACTTGGTGCGCTCCACTCGGCGGGGAATCCCATTCGGACTTCCGAATGCGTCGGGTGAGGGTATGTCATGCCGAATTTGATTTTGACATAATCGCGCCATTGATCGAATCGTAGCTTCCCGTTGTCCTTGCGGCGGGAGGTAGTCCCCCCTTTGTAATCGGTCGCTATTGGAGTGGGCAACAATCCAAATTCTGGATCGCTTGTGATCGTACCCGCAATGTCTAGCTTCCAACACTCCCCATCTCGCATCATACCCCATTTCGGCCAGGTCACCGAGAACTCTTACGAGTCCCCTAGAAGTGAGCATTGGGCTATTTTCCACGAACGCGTATTCGGGTCGTACTTCGTCAATGATCCGGGCCATCTCTCCCCACAATCCGCTTCGTTCTCCTGCAAGGCCGGCCCCGCCGCCGGCTCCGCTAATGTCTTGGCAAGGGAAGCCTCCTGCGACAATGTCAACTTTTCCACGCCAAGGCTTTCCATCGAATGTGGTGACATTGTCCCAAATTGGGAACTTTGGCAAGATGCCGTCCCGTTGCCGTTGGAGTAGGACTTGTCTGCAATAGGGTTCAAGTTCAACAGCACATACCGTGGTATGTCCGAGTAGTTGACCGCCGAGGATTCCTCCCCCGATTCCAGCAAAAAGGTGTAGCTCATTCATTTCCTTTCAGTTTTTCCAACTTGCAGACCCAGGCAATAGCGTTGAATGGCCCAACAGGGTACCGTTGTGCTTCAGTTTATTCATGGGTTGCGGCGGTGTTTATGGTTTGGTTCAGTTGCTGGAGATCCAGAGTTGCGTTCAAAATTTTGACTTCTAGATCAAGGATTCTGATTGCGTCCTCAAGGTCGTTGAATTTCTGGCGTGTTTCATCGTCCATTTGCGGCGGTGTTTGGGGTTGTGGTTGTGCCGGTGTTTGCTGTTCGGAAAGCGGCAAGCAGTTTGACGGCGGGTGTTGATGTTGCGGTCTTGAAGACCAGTCTTTTCGGTTTCAGTTTCATGGATTCAGTTGATTTGAAAGATTCGGTCAAGATGCCGGTCAACGGTTAGGCTACCGGCGGCGGTGTTTCTGTCAATTTCTTTCAGTTTCTTTTTCAACACAAGTAAATTGTTGTGGATCTCCCGCGCCCGTGGAGTCGAGATGTTGACTTCCTCCAGGGAGTGCGCGGCGGCGGTTTTGAGCAGAACATGGAACAGGGGTTCCAGTTCGTTGACGAGTTGCCGCGCCCCAGTTAAGGGGCCGGCGGCGGTGTTTTCGTTGGTCATGGTCACTCGTTGGAATAGTTGGAGCAGAGATCGTCGGCGGTGACCCAGGTATCTCCTCGCGGGTCATCTTGCCAGCATTCTTCGCAACAGAATGCCCTGTAACCGCGCCGGTCTCCGTGCCATGAAGGATCGGGGCTTCCACATTGGCAAATCATGGGAGGTGGTTCCGGGGGCGGCGGCGGCATTGTTTCCCCCGCAAGGTTGAAGGGCATATCTTTTTCGGGTATTAGTTGGAACTGTTCGGGTGTTTTCATGGGTTGGTGTTTCTGTTGGTGTTTCAGTTGGTTTACAGCATTGATTTGATGATTTCGATTTGCCGAGCCTGTTCGTCGAGTGCGGCGGTTAAACGGGCAAGAATGCCCTCTATGGACATATCCTTTGCTGGCGGCATGACCTCCCAGGGCGCGGCGGCGGTGTTTTCCATCGCGCAAAGAATGTCTCCGTGCTCGTCAAATTGATTGCAGAAACAATGGTTTTCGTCGCATCCGTTCGGATTGTCGGTCACGGCGGCGGTGTTTTCTGATTCAGTTTCGGTGTTGCTCATGGTGTTTCAGTTGGTTTCGGGTTAGTGTTTGGGCCATCGGTTCACGATATCCATGAACCGTGATTGTGTTCTGTCTGTCCATTCCGTTTCGTCCTCGTCATTCTCGAAACCTCCTGCCGGTTTCGGGTCATTCTGGTTCACGGTGTTTCGGATTTCGTCGTTCAATTCGTCGGGTGTTTTCATGGGTTGGGTTGGGTTGGTTTCGGGTTAAAGGGTTACAAGGTCGCGTGAAATCCATCGGGAATCCCCTGCGGTAGGGTCCAGGGACAGGGACGCAAGGATCTTTTCTCCTTCGTCCAGCAGGATAAAGACCTCCTCTCCTGCGTTAATCGTGAGGCTATATGGGGCGATTCTGTCGGGCCATAAGGTGACGGGATCGCGCAATGTGGCGGTTTTTATGGTCATCATATCGTGCCCGTGTAAATGATTTCGTGCGAGCCGGTGACCGTGATCAGACCGGCGGCCTTTAAATGGGCCAGTATCGCGTTATATTTGACGAGACCCATTGTGCCCATCAATGAGGCGTAGAGATGACCCGATGGGATTCTGCCGGCCTCGCGGATGGCAAAAGCGATCTCTGTCATTATCAGTTTATCTTTTTCGTTCATGGTTTGGTGTGTTGGGGTTGGGGTGATTAGTTTCTGGCAATTGCGTCCGCTTTTTCGGACTGCGAACCGTGCGCGGGGAATCCGATGATGTACTCACGATTACCCCGCTGACAGAGTCCGCAAGAGTTACAGGTGATAAAATCCGAGCGGGTCGCGGGGCAAACGATCACGCGCCGGCCCTGTGGCGTTTTGAGGTTCGGAACATTCACGGCCTCGGATGGAAGGACGGTGACGACCGGGAGCCGGTGACGGGATAACCTATCAGCGTGGGAGAGGTTGTTTGCCGAAAGATTGATCGTGAAACCGTGCGCGGTAGCCTCACGGATCGCGGCAAGGTTCGCGGAGGTCGGCGGTTTGTGGGTATAAGTAAAGCCTTTCCTGCCACGATTAGCACGGGCAAGGGCTACCAGTTCCCGTTTGTTGATGCGGTCGCCGCGCCCGGGGAGGTCGCCGGCTTGGTTATGTCTCCAAAGAGTTCCTTGTGGGATCGCTCGGATTTTGCCGAGGAAATCGCGGAAGGTTTCACCCCGCGCTCCCTTGGTCACTTTGCTCCAATGCATCCCTAGGAAACTGGTTTTAGCGTAGCACCCGCCAGCCTTTAGAGGGCATGAATCCGGGCATGACTGTGCGCCCGTGGTAGTGACCGGCATCGGCCCCGTTTTCTGGTTGTCGCTGATGGCGGTAAAGTGGAAATTCATGGTTTGCTCCTTTATGGGTTAGTTGTTGATGATATAGGCAAGACGGGCCGCGAGGATCGCGATCAGCGCGCCCAGGATGGCAAGATGGACTATAAGAGCATGGATTTGCTTGCGGCGATTCCATGCGATGATGACGGGACTTTTCTGGTAGTTCATGGGGTTACAGCTTAAAGGCTGATTTAAGGGCATCTACGCACTCAAAGGGGATTCCCAAAATCCAATAGTCGCCCATGTCTAGGCAAGCGGTCACTCTGATGCCGGTAATGCCTTCACTTGTCAGCCAATTTTCTGCCTGTTCGCGGGAGGAGGTGAATTCATACCCATATGACAGGGTAACTTTTTTGTTATTGAAGCGGGGCAAGGAAAGGATCGTTCGCGACCCCCTGCAATCTGTCGGGCCTTTATAGCGGACTACAACGGAAATGAGGTGTTCGGATTCGGTGTTCATGGTTCGGTGTTGGTTTGTTGGTTGGTGATTATTTAAGAGGGGAGGAAATTTCCAGACCGTCAAAACAAGAGAGGAATTCATCCCTGGTAAGGTTTCTAAAATAGTTACACCAGACAATAAATGGAGAGACTCCCTTGCTAGTGCGCTCAAAGTATATTTCGCGAACAAGGGAAATCTCGCGGTCGCTGATCTTCCTATTTTTTGATTTCTTCATGGTGTTGGTTTGGTTGCGATCACTCGCGGAAGCCCATTCTGTGGGCCTCTGAAGGTGTTGGGCGCGATTGATCATGGGTCAAAGATACCACATTCACCGTACTATGCAAGAGAAAATGAAAGAAACTTTTAGAGGGGTAGAATAGAGAATAAGTCTTGACAGTTTCCGGGGCCGGTAAGTATCATCCGAGCATCGCGAGGCAACACAATCAAGAGATGACAAACAGCGAAAAAGCGAACACATTAAATTATTAGATGCCCGAACATTTAACCGCCCCGAATAATTAACACCCATTAATTACTACCAGCGAAGGCGGGAGCCGAGCGGGTGAGCGAAGCGAAGCCGAGGGCCAGGGAGGCCCGAGCGAAACAGCGGGATTGACAGAATGCGAGACCGTAGGTAGTGATTAATCCCGAAAATGACCACATTATCCACTCAAGAAATCCCTACATTAACAAAGAAAGAACTCGCATACTGTACCTTGAGAGCAAAGGGAGAGAATAAAAGCCGATCATATCTGTTGGCTGGTTATAAAGCCAAGGACGGTCACCAGGCGGGATCTATGGCTTGCAAACTTGAAGCGAAACCAAGAATTGAACAATACCTTTCAACCTTAAAGACAAGCGTAGCAGTCCACAACGTGCTTACCGTTGAAGCTAAAAGGCGTTTTCTTCACGACCTAGTCCATGCTGACCCGTCTGACCCATCCCTTCCCGGTCACCTGGTACAAGAGGTAAGAGAAGAGGTAGATCAGGAGGGCCGGCGAAAGAAAGTGATAAAATTGCCGAGCAAATTAGAAGCAATTAATATAGATAATAAGATGGCCGGCGATAACTACGCGGACAGGCATGATACAGGCCCCGTCAATCAGTTTCAGTTTCTGATAGCATTAGGGAGGGCCGGCAACATCAGCGAACTGGCAGGGGCAGGACAGGGCGCGGTAATTGATGCGGTCACGGAGCCGGCAAGGTAGCCGGTGAGCCAGGAGCGCGCCGGTAGCCTGTAGCCGGTGAGGGGGCCGGCATGGTAGGCTCTCCTACAAGAATTACTAACGGGTGGTGGGGAGGGGTACAACCCCCGCCCAGGGCCGGGGTCGATCACGATATACCCCAACCAAAAAAAATCAGTATCTGGAAACTTCTCCCTATTTTAGAAGTTTGTAGAAGCGTGGTAGATTGACAATAGATTGCGGATTATGCAATATAGTGTGTAATGAGCTTGAGATACCCTCCAGAAGAGTTTACGAAGCCTAGCATCATGTTGTTGAGGAGTCTTGCTACGGAGCTTGGTGAAACGGCTAGTAAAGAGCCGGGAGGCTATGGTGGGGCAAAGATGGAGAGGAAGAGGTTGAGTAAGATTTTGAAGGAGCATATAAATGATCCTAGACTTTCTGATTGGGATAGGGATATGATTAGGGGACTATGAACGAGGGAGAATTTCTTATTACGCTATTGAATTCGGCAACTGTTGCCCATGTGTTGCATTTGCAGAGTCGGAGTTATGCGGAGCATAAGGCGTTGCAGAGGTTTTATCAAGAGATGCCAGACCTGGTTGATTCTGTGATTGAGGCGTGGCAGGGAAGGCATGGGCAGTTGGTTGAGTACCCGGATCAATTGGTTGAGGTAAGTGATCACAAGGATTCGTTGGAGTATCTGATGTTTTTGAAGATACTTGTTGATGAGGATCGGTATGTGTTGGGCGAGGCTAGTGAGATCCAGAATCTTGTGGATGATGTTGCACAGTTGATTGATTCTACTATTTACAAGCTGACCTTCTTGAAGTAGTTTTGGTTTGGAATCATTGCTGGTTGCATTGGAAATATCCGATGGTGGGTCGCTCCCATAGGGTAGGAAACTACCGCCAGAGATGAGTCCTTACAGAATCGGAAGCGAACGATTCCAGCCCTTTACGGATCGGGGAATAGCCGTATAGCCAAAGGATAGGCGATAGGTCGCACAATAGCGGGCCGTCCTCAACAGTCCCGTATCGGGGAAACTCGATTCCACATGGTTCGCCCAGCGGGACTTCAATTTCATAATTATACCCCTCACGCCTCTGCCTGTGAGCAAGCGCACCAGAGGGGTTCTTATTTATAAAGAACTACTAAAATGTTTACAATTAGTAGTTGGATTCCCTTCATGGGGGATTATCCCAGCATCCGTTAATCAAACCATGCTACACTTCCAGACTGCACGATAAACAAGACAAGTGTAGTAGAACGAAAATATGTCTGTGAACTGCTACATCTGTCCTTTTAAGAAGGATAGGTTATTAAAAAAGCGTCCTTTTATAAAGCCTTTGATTGGCTACCGATCATGGATTTGAACCATGACTAGGGGAGTCAAAGTCCCCTGTGCTACCGTTACACCAATCGGTATAGTCTAAAATTTAACCAATAAAATTAGAGTATGAACTTATTTGCGTGGTCTTCCCCGGCCTTTGGGGATTGTTTTGGATTGTCTCCGTTTGAGTGCCAGCATTCCGTAAATGGTTTTGGTGGCAATCTCTGGGTCTAGCGTGGTTAAGAAGTGATCAAACTGGTCGGAGTTTATTACCAACATCCGATTGATCAAGTGTGAATATTCCTTGCCTTCCCTAGCAAGTTGTTTTGCTTCCTCAAATGCATCGTCTTGTCTGTTCATTTAGAAAATAAAAAAGGTATTGCAAGAAAATAAAAAATCTGCTAGTTGGAGATTTGTATGAATGCACTATTCAATACATCAAATGTACTTGAGAAAAGTTGCGATGAGTGCGGAGGCACGGGTCGTAACTGGTACGATGAGGGAAGTGGAGAACCATGCTGGAAGTGCCAAGGTAGCGGTCATATCGTTACTGCGGAAGGGAAAGCAATACTCCAACTCCTTGCTCATCATCAAGGGCAATTGGTGCAATACACATAATCATTTCTCCAGCCTTCTCTATCTGTCTCGCCAAAGCAGATCGGAAAGTCGGTTGGCATAGGCTCTTACTTTCAATTCTGGAAGGTTAGGGTCAAGGATGTGTATCCCTTCATGCAGAACGATATTTAATCTTTTCTTGGTTAATAGGCGTGGATCTATTTCTATCTTTTTGTCGGCAAATGTAGCTTGCCCATCATTGCGTTCCCTGCCCAATTTTCTATCTTCTATCTTAATACGGGCGGGTAATTTCATTTGTTATGCGATAGAAGTTCATGACGCATACTTTTCCTTTGGAGAAACAGGATTCTTTCTTCATCTCCATCTCGCCAGCCGCAACCCTACGATCCAATCGTTTGGCAATGACATCACGGTTTAATTTTAACTCTTTGACCAATTGGTTTACTGATACCCACTCACCTACTCCAACTTCTTCTTCCGTTTGAGTTTTTATGATTGCCTTGATTGATTCAATGGCACTCTGGCGTAGTTCAGCTTCTGATGGGTCTAGTTTCTTTCGGTTCATGTTGGATTAGTTTGGTTGCTGGTAATTCTCCCTGGTCACATCCACGCCAATCTAGGATACCAATACCGGGACGGCACATGGAATCTCCCACAACTTTGTGGGCATAGCGGGTCAATAGTTGCCATGCTGGTGTGACCATGAAGATTCCAGATCCATCGTTAAAGATTCCCCCCGTGTGACGATGGCCTCGTAAATAAACTTTGGGAACCCTATGCCCAACACGGGAGTAATTCTGACGGGCGTTGCCCATTGTTATAGACATTGCTCCTGCCTCTAGGTATGCCCTAGAACTCGTTGGCATATGGTGGGCCATATCAATGAGAGTCCCGTGGATTTCGATGAGTGCTTTGTCACCACACCACTTTCCATGAATTTGTTTGGCAATATACTGTTCCCAATCTTTGACATGGCATTCCGTACCAGCGGTAAGGTAAATGACAGATGCGGATTTAACCAGAGGTTGGAGACATTGGATTGCCGCATTGGAATGATCCAGGCAATCAGCGGCAACAATTTGATCAGTTCCATGATGCCGGCCCTCAAGAAGATCGCCGTTAAGGAATAGGGCAAAAGGATCTTTGCCAAAATGCTTGAGTGCTTTTTCCGTCGAGTCCTGCCAACATTGCCATAACCATTGTTGGTGAAGGTTGTTTCCAAGACCAACCTTGTTGCCGCTTTTTGTTTCAAATCCATCGGGCCATAGACCAACGGTAGATCCGCAATGGAGATCGGATGCAACAATTGCCCCGACAATGGGTTTTTTAGTCATTGGATTGATGGGGAATGTCTTTGGGTGGTCTATCGGAAACAAGTTCCTTTAGGATTGTTGCCGCATCTCTCAACGACACATTGTCTTCCTCCATCATTTGGGCAAGGAACTGGATGGATTCAATCCTGTTGGTAAGATGGTGAAGGTAACTGACAAGATCTAATTGCTCGTCCTTGAGGTTCTTGGCATACCATCCTGCACCGGCAGTCCAGAATTGGGTTTTGTGTTCCCTGCTTCCAGCAAAGTATTTCTCTAAACCAGCTTCTGATGCTTTGTTCCAAATCTCATGGGCATCTTGTTCTGGTGTCATGGGTTTTTATTTTGATTGTATAAATCTACGCCAGATGTCTTTGGGCGGGAAAATTCCACCGACACGGCATACATGGCAAGGATCACCATGACAAGTCTTCATTTCTTTCCAACATTCGGGACAGTTCCCGTTAAGATAAGCAATTCCTCCAATTAACCATTTGAGGAAATTGTTCATGGATCTAAAAATCCAAATGCATAACCATACAGGATATGTCGGCCCCGGATTTGTCGGCTTCATCAATGTCACAGAAAATGATGGAATAGCCAAACTTGTCCATAGTTGTCAACATCCACTCCATTCCTTTTCGGTAATTTGGAAACTCTGGCTGGAACATACCAGACAACATGATCTTCTTGTTGCCTGGGATTTTGACCAGGTTGGTTGCTCCTGTAGCCATGACATCCTCTGGAACCACAATGATGTTGGCAACCTTCTCAAGACGCTTGAATGACTCACGATCCATACCTCCCTTGCACACCATGAAGTTTTCTTTATCAATCACGAAGAGTGAGCAATCAAGATGGTAAAGGGAATCGGATGTTTCACGGATTGGGATAATCTCAACACCCGTTTTTTTCATGATCCATTCATGAGCTTTCCAATCGCTGAATTTTCCATGACCGCCGAAATACACCCCATCTTGCCATTTCTTGAGGTCGGCTTCTCCCTCAAATGGGTGTGGGGGCTGGATCACCGTATAGCCTCGTCCTTCAAAAAACTTTTTTGCTGGAGCTTCTTCCTGTGTCCTACCATCAGCGGAAAACTTGGCGAGAACAATGAATGGGTTTAGGGCTATGCCAATGTTGGCGGTGTAGTGTTGATCCTGGCAATCTTTCTGCGGGGGGATTTCCAACACTTGAACATCAAGTGCGGTGATTTTTCTTTTGATCCGGGTATACTGGCGCATTGCCCTTTCCGTATCCACCTTCTCGTTTTTCATGAACACATTGTTCGGAATGCGAGTGGAAAGATACTTTGGAGGACACATCACGAATTGCGGTTTCCTTTTGTAGAGTTCTCCTGCGGTATGGTTAGGTGCAATACCAGAAGAAGAGCCTTTGATAAGGGAGGCAACAGATGAGTCACCCACAAGTACAGATGGGATAGATGATCCATTCTTGTAATCTTGCGGGGTGAATTTCGCCATAAGTGTTAAAATTATGCCTGTGTTTTATTAACTGGTCAATCTCAACGCTAAAGAAAACCGAAGGAGAAAGGAAACACCCCCCATTACCCCCCACTCCATAGTGGTAAAGGAAAGAGTAAGGAAAAGAAACCACAACACCCCGCTATGCTGGATGCTGTTCGCTTCTTCTCATTCTCGTCGGGTAAGGAGTTTTGGTTCTCCAGAGCCGAATTATTGGATCATGTGGTACGCATTCACATCCATCCTCACTTGCTATAACGGACAAGCCCCGCCGAGTGGTGACGCACTACAGCGGGGCTTTCTTTTGTTGTGAGGAAAGTCTTGTCAGAATGCGTCACCATTCAGATGCGTGGACTATCCCATGTGATCCAAAATGTGTCAAGCGTCAAAAACCATCCTCATCAAAAGATTTTCCACCATATCCCCATTCATCATCCTCAAGTTTTTCTTGGGTGTTGTTTTTGGAATGGATCAATCGGTTCTCCCAATCGCTAATTTCTTGGATGTCCAAGGATTCTGACTCTTCCTCAAACGAAAACTCTAGTCCTGTCCGGCGAAGCATCTGGACGGCATAGGTCAAAGAGTCAGCCAAATCGGGAGACTTCTTGAGTCTATGCTTCATATCTAGCTTCTTTTCTACGGCAACTTTCCTGCCTTTGTGGTAATATAGACGGCTACACAACTCGTTTACTACTTGAGAGTGCTTCTCTACATCAATACCAACCAAAGAGCGTGTAGAAAGTGCCGTATGGACGGCAAACCAATACTCTGTAACCAACCGATCATACGCTTCTTTACAAGTTCGCTTATCCAGATTGCTGATTTTCCTTTCCGTAGGCATTCCCATTGAGGAAATAGGGAATACAAACATGGCTTCTGGATGGAACTTACTCCATTCGATGATAATTGCCCTCATCATCTTGCCGCCATCACCCGAAATATCCAATCCAAAGTCCCTTGGATGGACTCCATATTCCAAACAATCTTTAACTAACTGCATTGCAATGCTTTCCTCAAAAACATCACCCACAGATGAGGTATATTCACGGGTTCCTAGATAAAATCCAAGGTTTCTCCCGGTATCATTTGGCCCAAATCGGCAAAATGTAGCCGCACATCTGTCTCCTCCTGCCGTAAATGCAGGATCAAAACCGCAAACTACCCGTGTTCTGTTGCTCCATACTGGTTCCCAATTAATATCACAGGCTTGGATGAACTGTTTTGAGAAGATTGTGAGTTCTACAGAAGAATCGGGCCACCATCCATAGACATTTCGCCAATATTCTAGGGCATTCTTATTGCCATAGCATCGTTTTAGGGTAGCGGCCTCTCCCTGGACGGTTAAGAAACGATCAAATGGGGGTATTTCAGCATCTGGAACCTTGAAATTTGGACTGTCTTCTCCAGAAAGATGCAATGCAACGCCGGTACGAGTCCTCCATTTCTTTGTGTAACGGGTTACGGCATCCCATTCCATAGGATCATCGGGCTGACATAGCTCTGTATGGGGATTGTTTGCGGTAGCCGCCGGGTTTGCCATACCTCCAAAGATAAAATCGGGGTTAGCACCAAGGTTGACACGGGTATCCAATGCGTAGAGATCCATTTCAGCCAATTCGTCCAAAAACAACCGCATTCTGGCATTTTTTCTACCCCGTGTATTTTCTACAGACCGTTTTCCTTCACCGCCCTTGGGGAAAGCTAATGCTTTGATGGCATTTGTATAGTCTCGTTCCGTATCTTTGGTGTCAATTGTCTCAAAAACAATCATTCTACGGTATTCCACAAGGTTTCCAATGGTCGATTCCGCACCGTATTTAGCCTGGATATTCCTCATTGCTGTACGGTAAAGCGTACATACTTTACCCCAAAGACGGTCTTCCGATGCATCCAGGGAAGTTGATGCGACATATGTGGATGTACAATCCGGGGCGCAAAGCCAATCAATCACGATGCAAGCGGCAACTGAAAAGGTTTTTCCGCTACTTGCACAGCCGGCAATACCCCAATCGTTCTCATTGCAGAACAAATCAATGATGTCGATGGCGTAATTGTTGGCAATTCCTTGGGATTGGAGCAAAACATCATTGCCGTAGATCAACTGAAAGGCATTGATCATATGTTGAGCGGGGTTTTTAAGATCAGTATCCTCCAATTTGATGCCAAACTTGATTCTTTCTCTCCTGCCAAACTCTCCTCGCGTCCAACGATAAGCCGTTAACTCACGCATGAACGGAGAAACCCGGTCAAGTAAGGGAATTCCATAATTAGTATCTTTTGGTTGCTCTAAAGAAAATCCGTTATATTCCATGTCCAAAAGTATTGACAACTTTTAGAAACAAAGACAAGTATTTGCATCAACTATGCGATTAAAAGACCGTAACGGGCCAATCCCACAAGGACTCTGGTACGAATACTCCGACGATAAAGGCAACCGCTATCGTGTAAATGGAATGGAGATGACTTATGGAAGATCGTTCTCCCAAAAAGTTGCAAGCGACATGACAATTAACAATGTTGCTGTGCCAGATAATTTAGATTACTTGATCGAACAACAAATTTGCGGTAGGATTCCTAGCCAATACTGTTGGCAAGAAGCAGGAGACAAAGTTGCGAATGTGATACACACCTTTGCCAACCTTGGTGATCGTGTTGCGGCAAGCCTTGGGGTTCATACAAACCTTGAGCAAGTCGCAAAAGGTTGCACCGCTTGCCAAAAGCGTAGACAAGCAATGAACCAAGTACTTGGATAATGGCAAAAACAAAACGCATCGTTAATCGGGAGGGAGTTTCGAGTTGGGGTTTCAATACCATCAACTCAAATGGCGTTGCTCCTACTAGCCGAGTCCAAACTGCCAATGATGCGTTTACAATTTGTTGGAACTTGCGTCTTGATAATGCCGGTCGTGAGCGCAAGTGGGGACGCATCTACAAATGTTACAAAGGTTTCCCCCCTACCGATTATAGCCAGGTAGCGGCAAGGCAGATGCAGGGACAAAGCAATGTCCCGTTCCGTCAAATGAAGTTCATTGTGGACAATCAAAAGTCCAGCTTTGTTGACATGGTGATGGAGCGCAATACCGCCGCTACCATTACAACCAAGATTGGAAATCCTACCGAAAAGAAAATTTGGAGTGACTTGATTGGCGTTGGATTTGATCGAATGCTCCGATCTTGGTCATCTTACAACTACAATGTTGAATTGGATGTTGAGGAAATGAGCCTGTACGGAAAAGGTTTTGAGATTGCTGAAGACCGGGACGGGTGGCCTACAAAGAGTTTCCATAACTCCAATGTTCTTATTCCAGACAAGACATTTGCCGATCTTACCAACCTTGGCGAAATGTGCATCAAGCGTAGCTATACGCCGCTTGAGTTTTGGTTGAAGATTACGGGTGGAGAAGAAGATCCAGAGAAAGCACAGAAACACGCAACCGATATGGGTTGGAACTTTTGGGCTTGCGTGGATGCGCTCCGAATGTTCACCACAAACTACCGCAACACATATACCAACACCGAATGGTTAAGGGATGTGGCAAGCGGTAACATGAACCTTTCCCGATTATATACGCTCCGCATTGAGTTGTATGAGCTTTACATTATGGAGTTCAACGGAAGCATTTCCAAGATGATGCTCCTCCAGAATTACGGTGGGCTTGTCCTTGGTTACAAAGAAAATGGACGCAAGGATCTTACGGAAGAAGAGTATCGTGACCAAACTGGATTCCTTTATTACAAAAAAGATTGGGTAGAAAAGGATGAAGATGGTTGGGAAGACATTATTGCTCCCATGACTGATTCAACTGGATCTGGAATCTGGCATGAGATTCAAGGTCTTGCTGAAGCTATTTTTATCCAATGCCGAGCATACGACATCCATATGAACCGTTTCATGGATGCCGTTGATTGGAATACCCGTTTGATGTTCAAGGGGGGTTCTGCTGAAGCAACCAAAAAGCTCAAGCAAATGGAATGGTCGCCAATGCTTATCTTGCCACAAGATGTTGATCCTGTTCAAGTTAATGTAAACATCCCATTCAATGAGGTTCTTTCTGGTATTCAATTCTACCAATCCGATCTCTATCGTGGAATTGGTGCTTACAACATTGGAATGGCAAATAAGGGTGGAAAGCAAAGGACAAAAGGAGAAGCACAACTTGATGCGGCTGAAAGTGCCAAACTTCAAGGCACACAGATTCGCCGCTTCAATGATAATCAAACCCGTTGGCTTAAACTCCTGTACAAACGCATGAGCCGTACCACAAAAGGTGGATATGGTTATAAACTCAAACAGCGTTTTGTGGAGTTCATGGATGAAAATGGAGTTCCAAAAGAAGCATGGAAGTGGGAAAACATTGAGAATCTTGAGTCCAATATGCTTGCTGGTTCTGGTAGCCCGTCCTACAAGCTGATGGCGGCACAGCAGACTGTTTCTCTCACGGGCATGACCCCAATTAATGATGGTCAAGCCAATGCCATTGAAGATGCTATTGCCGCACTTAATGGTCGCCAGAATGTTACCCGTTATTTCCAGCACACCAAGGTTGATATTCCAGACGAGCAAGGAATCATCTCAATGGAAAACATTGGCATGACTGATCCTAAAGGAAACGCCGCAAACTTTAGGGTGTATCCAGATCAGAACCATGTGGAACACTTTAAGGGTCACATCCAAGATGCCGCCGTATCAATGCAGGAGGCTCAAGCGGCCCTTCAAAGTGCCGGCGTTAATCCTCAAGCACCAACCAGGGGACAAGCCGCACAGGGAGTATCCGAGGAAGCTGTGGAGCTTATCAAGGACATCTACGCTTGCCTCATGCGCTTCAAGGGGCCACATCTTGTTGCTCACCTTGGATTCATCCAAAAAGATCCTACCAAGAAGCAAATTGCTCAACAGTTTGGTCAGCAGATGCAACAGCTTCAGCGTGGAGTTGATGAGCTTGGTAGCCAGCTTGCACAGATTGAGAAAGCCAATCAGCAACAGCAGGGCCAGGGTGGAGATCAAGATCCTCACACGATCAAGTTGCAAGCACTCGTCGCCAAAGAAGCAATCATTACCGATACATTGCAGAAAAAGGAAAACATCAAGCTGGCGGCAATGGCACAAAAAGCCCAACTCCATAATGTCAATGCAATGGAGAAGGCATCAACTGACCTCGCAACCAAGAGGGCAAAGGCCGCAAACGATATTCAGATTCACAGGGCAAAGGCTTCACACAATATGCAAGCCATGCAGGATCAACATGAACAGGAACTTGATCAGCAACAGCAGATGAACACTCAAGACATGGCGGCACAGCAAGCCGCCATTGCACAACAAGAACAAGTAACCACGCAAAATCCCGGCATCGGGCAAGAAAATGGCTGACATTAATGCAACAAACCTATCGGCATCTATTGTAAACGATAAAAGGTATTCGGATCTAAAGACGGCAATCTATGAGGAGTTGGTCAACAAAGACCACGCAACCGTAGTGGCTGTATTCAAGACACTCCAAGAGTGGGCAACGGAAGCAGAGGACAATAAATTTGAGAAGATTGAGAAACCTAAATCCGTTGTCTCAAGAGTAAGTACGCATGATTTGGATCTTGATCCCGATCTTGATGACTCACTTACTGAAGAAGAACTTTCTAGTCGCAAATAACAACCACAAACAACCACAAAAAATATGTCTGAAGCTGTAGCTGAACCCGCATTGAATCCTAATCTTACCGCCGCATCTGCCGCTGATAAAGCCGCAAGAGATGCCGCCGTAAAGCAAGCGGATAACTTTTTTAAAGGAAAGATGAGTGAAGCCCCCAAGGGTAATCCTTCCGATCTTTTCAAAAAGATGGCAGAGAAGTTGAATCAAGATTCGTCTGCATTCCAAGAAAAAGTTGATGAGGAAAAGCAATCCAGACTTGAAGCGGAAGAAAACCGCCCGGAACCAGAAATCAAATCCTCACTTGTTGATGATGAGAAAAAGCCGGGATATATCAAGTCCCTTAAACAGACCAATGAACAGCTTGCCAAGGAAGCCGCTGAACTCAAATCAAAGGTTGCAGAATATGAGAAATCGAAAGCTGAAATCGAGGAGCTTCGGGCAAAGATTGATGACTCCGAAACCAAGAAACAAATGGAGAAACTCCAAAAAGAATTGGAGTTGGCAGTCAAGGAAAAGCAGGAGCGTGAAGAAGCCCTCACAAACGATCTTGAGCAACTTCGCAAGGCAAATGCATTCCTTAATCTCCCTGCTGATCCTGTCTTTAAGGAAAGCTATGATGCGCCAATCCTAAACGGCTACAACCAGGTCAAGATGATCATTGGTGATGATCAGACCAGTATTACCGAATTTGAGAAAGCCGTTGCCGCATACGAAACATCACTCCGCACTCAAGATCCAAATGAACGAGTCAGACAGCGTGAGATTTCCAAACAGACTCTTAACTCCATCTACGAGAATCTGTCTCCTATGGAACAGGCTAAATTCAATAGCACAGCTTACGATGTACTTGGCAAAGTCGAGGCTCGTATCAATGCTCTCCAAAATTGGGAAGTAACCAAGGCACAGGCTGATGAGGAGAAGGCTCGTCGTGCATCCATGAGCAAGAATCAGATCCAGAAGCGTTGGCAGGATGCATTCATCCAAGCCAAACAATCGCTTGAAGATTCCGTAAAATACCCGGAAGAGATCGCCAAGATCATTGCATCACAAAGCATTGATGATGACACAACGGAAGATGAGATGATTGCTGAAGCCGCATTGCGTGAGAATAGCAATTATGCGCCAGAACAAATTACCAGGGTGCTTCAACAGGGTGCTAAATTTAAGAAAGCCAAGGCATATAGTTTTGCTCTTGAAAAAGAAAATGCAGAACTAAAGGAAACGATTAAGAAAATGCGTGGCTCGTCTACTTCGGAGGGAAGCGTTGGGTCATCAGCTTCTGGCAAATCAAGCCAATCAGAGGATCTAACTCCTGCTGGTCTTTTTGCTAAATTTAGAAATAGATAAAAAAAGATATTGACGAACGATTAGAAAACTAATAATCGTTCAAATGACATTTTAACTGGAATGGTCGGTTTTAATTACCCGCCTGTTCTTGGTGGAAGCAACGAGTCTGATAGCGTCAGACATAAATAAACAGCGGGTTGCCAAGCTAAAGAATAGTAGGGTGGTTAAAAAAGACCCGCGATGGTTGCCAGATCGCAAACCCACAAACACTAATCATGTTTCAAGGGGGAGCGATCCTTTTTGGAACACAAACTAACCAAAACAACCTAAAATTATGGCGGCTCAAAACGGCGTTACTTTTAGTTCGTGCCAAGATGTGGACACTCTGTTCCGCGAGGCTCGTACTTACTACAATCCCTTCTTCATCAAGAAGATGGCGATTAACTCAATTTACTATGGTCGTCTCGAAACCGAGACTTGGCCTCTGAATACTCTCCCGACACAGAAAGCATTCCGCTTCGGTCGTGGATGGTACAATCCCGATCAACCATGGGAGCAAGTTCAAAGCGGTCGTTGCATCCAGAATGCAGACGATGTTCAGTTTGAGACGATTGCTCACCCCGGAACTGAATCATATAGCTTCAGCCTCTTCACCAAGGCAATGCGCACCGATTGGTATCAGCTTACTGATTTCATGTATCGTCTCTTCCCTCAAGAGGAAATGGATCACATCATGGCTACCAATGTCAACATCACCAAAAATGTCCATGAGGAGTTCGCCCGTTCCAACTGGATCGGTGGTGCTGGTCACAAGTGGGTTCCTATCTCCAACGGTCAGAGCCTTGTCTCTTGCGTTGCTGAAGATGATCAGATGTTCATCGTTCAACCTTTCGAGGGAACGAACGAGGGTTCCTTCAACATGGGCTATGTCTATGTGAAGCTCCCTGCCAGCCAGCTTGGTAACATTGGCCTTCTCTCGCTTGATACGCTTGATGACATCCTCATCAACCTTCAGCGTGAGGATGATGCTTATCGTCTGGATGTTTCTGAAGCCGCCGGTCGCCCTCTTCTTGAGGTGATCGTTCCAGATGCCCGTGTCCTTCGTCAGCTTTGGCAGTATGCCAAGCAGAGTGGTGGATGGTGGGAGAGTGTTAGCGATTTCGATGACAAGCAACTTCAGTACTCCCTGGGTATTGATCGCGTGATCGGAAACTACGCTTTCTGCAACGACATCAACGGTGTTCGCCTTGCGGTGGATTGGGTGTACAATGCATCCCTTCCTACCTTCAATGTGAATGATCCGACCACATGGCCCCGTCTGGTGCGTGTGCTTCCATACTACCCGGTTACGACCGAGCTTGGTTGCAAATATGTCCAAAACCCCGCTTACAACAATGCGGACTTCGGAATCACCAACCCTTGGGTTAACAAGGCAATGATCAAGTGGATCAGCCCGTCCCAGAGCGGAATCGGTGAAGCCCAGGGCATGACCCAAAACTATGCCGGTGATTGGGAGTGGAAGAACCCGGATTGGGAGTGCAACATCAAGCGTGACCAAGGTTTCTTCTGGAACCAGTTCCGTATGGGTATGCAGTTCCAAGATCCTACACTGATGCATTCAATCCTTCACAGGTTGAACACCAGCAGGCTCATCATCCCTGCTCCTTGCACCCTGTCTCCGAGCTACGCCCCGCAATACACCCCGGATTGCTACGCTTGCTCCAGCACGGTTAGCCAGCCCATCTAATCAAATACGGTAACATCCTATGTCACTCAATAACGCTAATTACGCTCCGTCGAGTGTCCTCAACGCCCCGGCCCTGCTTTACGCAGGGTACGGGCAACCGTTGACTCCGTACTTTGTTTCAGTCACAACTGGCAATAGTTTCACCATTCCTACAAGTGCGCTTTCATGGTCGGTTACGGCTAATGGAACGGGATCTTGCACGGTCAATGGAGTTTCTCTTGTTGGTTCTGCTAGTCTGTCTGGAAATGGCCCTCTCGCAAACCCGATTGTTGTATCGGATGTGGGATCGGACAATGTCTATGTCAGCTATACTCTGAACAATGTCATTTACAACACTCCTAGCTACTACTAAAACTTAACAAACTAAAAAATATGTCCGTCCCTAAACCCACTCCTAATAATCTCACCTTTGTTCGTTTCGGCCCTCTTTCGGTCGACTTCACAAAGACCGGGACTTATGACCTTGGAAACATTAACTACGATGAGAATACTTTTATTCCCACCGCTTCGTTCATTGTTTACACCAATGCCCTTGGAACCAATGGCACTCAAGCCGCTGTTGCCATTGACAATGGAACCACCAACGAAAACATTGCTACGGGAACGCTGATTGCCGCACCTGTTGCTACTAGCCCAAATGCTAGTGGAAACTTGTCGCAACAGCTTCTTACTGCACAAGCCGCAAGTGGAAACGGTTATGTCCTTGGACAAGTTCCTGTTTCCACGACGATTCCTAGTAATGGAGCCGCCGCCACACAGTATCTGCGAGTCAATGTTACCACCGCCGCTATTCCTGCGCTGGCTACCACGAATCGTGTTACTGCCAACAACATCAGCACCCTCACGGTGTCTAGTGTTCCTGCTTGGCTGGTTCCGGGTGTTCAAGTCAAGGTTCTTACGGTTGGCAATGCCGCTTATAACGGTCTTGTTACTGTTATTTCCACGACTGCTACAACCTTCTCGTACTACAATCCATCCCTCACGACCGAGGCTTCCACGGCTGATACCGCTGGACGCATTGGTGCGCTGACGGGTGATGTGTATGTTGTCGGTCTTCTTCAGTAAAAACTGATTGATATAGCGGGGGTGTAAAAGCCCCCGCTACATCCAACTATAATCTGTCATGTCTTATACTCCTCTTGCATTCGCCCCATTTGTTGATACCACAAGTAGTGAACAAAATTGGCAGATTTTTAATGCTATCTCTGGAACCAATCCAGCCTGGACAAGCATTACCCTTTCTAATTATTCGGGAACCAATCCCGGCACGGTTCAGTATTTTGATGCCAGCGGTAGTGTCGTGTTGACATTGACCCTTACTTACGATGGTAGCGGCAATCTGACTTCGGTTGTCCGTAGCTAGGACAACTTATGGCAACGCTTTATTTTAACGCTACAGCAAGCGGGGATCCTAGCTATAGCAATGTAGCTAACTGGTGGACAAATGTAGGAGCTACGATTCCTGCTGGAACAATTCCAAGCAATTACGACGATATTATTGTCCAGACACCAATGATTTCAGATTCCAATTCAGCTTATATTGGAGTAAATACCGCAATATTCAATAACAACACATATCTAGATAGTGTTTCTTATTACTTTTACCCATTGTCTGCAAATGTAGCAACATTTAATGGAAATTCATATATAACTCTAAATAGTGGGATTACTAATTACAATAATCAATTAGGAAATGCTGTATTTAACAATACTGCAACTAATCGTGGAGGATATGTTTTTGGAACCGCAACATTTAATTATCTTACAGCAACTTTTAATGGTTCTGGATACGCAGTAACTGATATTACTGGATATGGTGTTGGTAATGCTGTACTAGGAGCTTTTGATAAAAACAACATTTTAATTAACATAGTTAATTTTGTTAATACTGATTTTCAATCTGATGGATTTATGCAGAATGAATATGCAAATCCAGTAGCTATTAATTTTTATGATAATACCGTTAATTATGGGAGCATTTTTGGAACCGCTACTTTTTATGATTATTCCCAAAACTTTGGATCATTGGATGGATTGCCAGTTATAGTTTATCCTAATCCTAATGTGGTAGTTGGTGGACAATATTTTGCAGGACAAAATACTGGAGCAATTTATGTAGGTTATGGTATTTATTTTAATAATATTATCATTACTGGTGGTGGAGATTCAGATTTTGGAAATGTAAATAATTGGTTCCAAGATGGAACTACTCCACTTGGTTTTATTCCATCTAGTTCATTACCACTTACTGTTTCAGTATTTGATTGTTCTATTCTTACTAATACATACGGATCTGCTAGTTTAGATACTATTGAAATTTATGGTAATACTCAACTTGCAATTGATGTAAGTGCTACTGGTCTTTTTTATAATAACTCTTTTAATACAGGAACTTTAACTGGAACTTTAATTGGAGGGTATGTTGAATTTTATAATTCAAGTCATAATGCAGGAACAATAAACATTGATACTACTGGTAATAATTTTTATGATAATAGTTATAATAGTGGCACTATTAATAATTCTCAATCAATTACATTTAATGGAAATAGCTACAATTCTAATATTGTAACAGGAACAAGTGCTTTCTATGGTAATTCCTACAACTCTGGACAAGTAGGAACTGCTGGAGGCACTACGGCATCTTTCCACGATGCTTCCCAAAACCAAGGAGTAATTGGATCTACAAGTCCATCAGCAATCTCCAATGGAGACTTTAACAACACCTCAATCAATATCGGAAGCATCACAGGAAACGCAAGATTCCGTTATGTGACTGCAACTAGCGGTGTTGCCGTTGACATCACGGGATATGCTAATGGCCCTGTAAACGGAACAACCTACGATTCCGCAAACAATGTCATCACAACTTGGAAATTCCAAGGGACTGATTTCATGCAATCTGGAGCAACCGTGACAGGCAATGCTATCTTTGTCCAAAATACGGGAGCAAGCGGCATTTCTGTTTGTTTGATTACTGGCAATGCAATAGTAACAAGCCCTGCCCAAAGACCACTCCAAGCAACCGTACTTGGTTCAATAACCTATGTTGGATATGGTGGGCCACCAGTAAACATTTTTGTGATGCTGAACTTTCCGTTCCCGCTTAACTATATCCTTGGCAAAACCAATCCTTTTGGAGTTTCGTCATTGTTGAAACTGCCGTTTTATATTAACAAATAACTTATGAGCCTTCTTCCTATAGCCCCAACACCAAAAACCATAGTTGTTACGCCTCCTCCCCTTACCCAAAAGGATGGAACGGTAAAAACTTTTGAACCAATCACAATTACCGGGGATCTTGATTATCAAGTCACCTACGACAACTCCAAAAAGATTGCGTTTGCCATCATTAAAAAGGTCAATCTTGTGGTCAATCTTTGGTCTGGAGCCGCATACGATGCCGCTGGAGAGTTCACCGATACTGACGTCAACAACCGATTGACTGAACTACTTGGCTCTACACCAGAAGAGATTTCCGCATCGTTGCAAAAGCTATATAAGACTCCTCCAGCAGTTAAGACTCCTTCTGCTAAACCCTCAACTCCAGCCTCCTAATTTATGGCAAACGAGATTCCCCAAAATAATGAGGTAACTGCCATACTCAATCTCATCCTTGGGTATCTCAAGGCATATGGGCTTGCCACATTGTGTATTTTCTTTGCCGGCGTTTGGTTTGTCCTGGTAGATCACTTCAGTCTTGTCCGGGTTACTGAAGAAACAGATTGGATGAAGCCCAGGGTTCAATCACTCTGGTACAAGAGTCATCCAGATATGTCGGAAAGTGTGGACGCAACTCAAAGCCATATCAAAGGCGAGTCTCCTTCTGGTCGATGAAATACCTTCCATTTATTGTTATGTTTTTTGTTGGATGCACTCATGCGCCCGTGAGTACATTCCCCACACAAGACCCGCATTTGAATGCCGCAATTTCTGATGTTGACAGGATAGACGGAAAAGCAGTCGTTGTGGAAAAATGGCTCATGTCTACAAAATGAGAAAACTTGTACATATCATTGCCGTGATGTCGATGCTTTCGACATTTCTTTACACATCAAAGGCCGAAATAAGCCGAGCAGATATTTTGGCAACTGTTCGCCATATGCAAACGTTGGCACAGGACGAGAAGATCCAACTCCAAAAAGCGCAAGCGGATTACCAAGAACAAGCAATCAAACTTCAAGAACAAACACTCCTTGCCAACAAGTGGCAACTGGAGGCTCACGCTAACGCAAAACAACGAGATGTTCTTATTTATTTGTTCAGCGTGATATGCGGGTTCTGGTTTCTTTCTGGATACCAAAACTTCCAGATTCCTGTGCTTCCTCCTTGGAAGTGGGCAATTGAAGCAGGATTCTTTGCACTAGGATTTGCCGCCGCATATGCCGCTGGAAGATATTTTCTTGTTTGGGCTTCTCACTTTATTCCATGAACTTCATTAAGGGCATTATAAGCGAAAGCAATGGGACTCCATCAAGTCTCCGAATCTCCTTTCTTACTTGGGAGATTATTCTTGTTTGTGCCTTTACTGTTCTTATTGGATACACCGTGATTTCTCATCACTTCCATCCAGAGAATCAATTTAATCCTTCATCAGCATTGACTTGGGTGGCATCCATCTTTGCCGCAAATCGTGGATCAAAACTGATCCAGAAACCATTTGAGTCTGACTCCATTGATAATCAAGACGAATCAATAGAACCGACTCACCCAATTCAGACCAAGGATCTATGACAATCAGCGACATCATTAGTGCGGCTAAAACCAAATTCCCCGAAAGGTTTTGTTTTTGGTTGAACTTCATTTGCGAGGCTGAAGCCACAATTGGACAGGATGGAAATATCTTGAGGGAAGATGATCACGATGGGGCCGGGATCACATTCTGTGGATTGACCCAAAGGGATGATCAGCTTCCAGACAATCCGACTCCACAATGGGTTGCAGATAAGTATCATGATGGCTATTGGGCCGAATCTAGGGCCGATCTTCTTCCCAAAGGAGTAGGAGAAGAGGTTGCCAACATTGCCGTGAATGAGGGGCTAGGAACCGCTTTTAAGATCCTCCAACAATCAATCAATGCTTTGGGAGTTCACATCAATGTAGATGGCAAGATTGGTTCTCAAACTGAAGATGCGGCATTTAAGGAAGATGCTCACCAACTGGCACTCAAGATTGCTGAATACAATGATCAGCATTATAAAGATATTGCTGACAGAAGGCCCGACTTGCGTAATAATCTGCGAGGCTGGTTGAATCGTGACCAGTTAATGGTCAAAACCTTTGCATAATGAATTACCAGAACGGACAATCTTGTTGCAGTAACAACCCACTTGGCGGGAGCAGTAACTATTGTGGTTGTGGTCAACCGTATCCCATTGTGCCGGGATCTAACCCATCTCTCCAGACATGGAATGGTCAAGCGTTTGTTGTGGCAGATGGATCGGTTCAGCTTCCTATTTCGCTTCCGTATCTCCAGCAGACTACTCGCTCCAATATTCAATTTGTGGTTGGAGTAACCGCTACCGGCACTCTTTCTCTTGTGCCTGTATCCTCATTTAATTGATATGCCCTGCTTCAATACAGTACCAATTAGCATCATCCCTCCTACCGCCCAGGGACAGGGGCCGCTTGTATGGCAGAATGGTAGCCAGATCAACAGGCTTAATTCTCCGCTGAATCCATCATTGGTATTGTTTGATGGTAGCGTTACCCGATTTGGTGATGGGTCAGCGCAATCTCCTATTTACTTGCCAAACATTCAACAAGTATCTGGTTCTCCAACATTTATTTTAGGTGCAAATTCTTCTGGAAAATGGGGTTTTTATAATCAAACTGTTTCTGGATTGGGAACGCCAAATCAAATCCTTACTACTAATTCTAGTGGAACTGCAACTTTATGGCAAACAGGAGTAACAGGAGTTACAAATGGATCTACAAGCAATGGCACAAATACAGCAGTTGGTGGAACTGGATTGTATGGAGAGTTTATTACATCATCTGTTGCTCAAGCATCAGCAGTAACTTTAAGTGGAAATGCTCCAAAAACTGTAACTTCAATTACTCTTACTTCTGGAGATTGGGATGTTCGAGGACAAGTAGATTATGTTAATCCATCTACAACAGCAACTGCTCTGGTAACACTTATCCAACAAGGAATTAATGTTGGAACACCAAATGCTTTTGGAGGCCAAGATACTTACAGTATTTTGCAAATGTCTCAAATTACTTTAGGAGTACTTGGAGTTAGCACTCTTGGTATGCCAATTAGGATTCAAAGGGTAAATATTCCAGCATCTACTACAACTGTAGTTTATCTTATTGCCTCTTCTAATTTTTCTGGATCTTTATCTGCTTTTGGAACAATTGAAGCTCGTCGAGTTAGATAACAATCTATATTGCAAATTTCTCATAAACCAAATACAACTTATTGATCTATGTCTTGCGGAAACAACTACAACGGATGGGGTGGAGGATGCGGGTGTGCAAACACCGTTCAGTATGCTCCCCCGGCTTGCAATCCCAACTTCCCAACTTATTGCACCGCA